CTTCAGCTTGATAAGCATCATCTACAATATTAAAATCAAACTCACTAAAAGCATAAGATAATGCTTCACCTAATCCTCTTTCTAAAATAATACTTGATAATTTCATTATGCTCTTAGAATATCGTTAATAATACCGTGTACAACTGTTAATTGAGTTACTTTCTTTTTACCCTCATTTAAGGAAATAGGATTCATAAAAGCACCATGTGTAGACGGATTAGAAACGAAATCCCAACATACTAATTCAAAATCAGGTTGTACTTCTAAAGTACCCTCGTTAGTTTGTTGGACTGAGCCTGTACCTCTAGATGAGATACCTATTGTGTGTCCTGCTTTGATTATTTCTTTGACTATATTTCCGGAAGGAGTATTAAGTAACTCTACTTTACCCATTAAATCATCCCCATTCCAATATAAGTCTTTAACTATATGTGATGCATTCTTTAAAGATACGACTGGGGATTCAGGATGATCAAGTTCTCCATATGCATTACCGTTCTTTACGAACTCATCCATATATTTTTTAGCTTCTCTTACTAGTATATCTTTTTCGTATACTCTACCATTCTGGTTTTTAGCACCAGCTCTTTGCATTACTCCTTCTACTTCAAAGACTCCAGGTTTTAATTTGGATTCAGTAAGTATAGGATTAAACGGAGTTACATTTACTAATAATGCCATACTATATTATTTTTTTTCGTTCATTGGTTTAGAATAAACTATTTGTTTATCTTCTTCCGAAACTCTTTGTTGTCTGATCATATCTTCTTCTTCAGGAGATAATCTTCTAGTTTTAGGTAATGGTACTTTATCGTAAGATAATCTTTGGTTTGTAAGATCTTTTAAGAATGCGGCTTGTAAAGCAGGTGCTAAATATGAACCAGCTTTTTCGTATGCACTAGCTAATTTATCTCTATGTTTTAAAAAGTCACTTTCTAGAGCTTCTAATACTCCCATTAGTTCTTTTGCAGCTGCTTTAGTTTCAGTATTATACTCACCGTCCACATATCCCTGTAATCTACCTGTATATGCTTCAGCTAATATATCTTTAATAATAAACTTAAAGTTTTCTTTTAAAGCTCTTAACTTACTTTTATCTCTACCTTTAAATTTTGAAGGCTCTGATTCTATTTCTTTTTCTCCTCTTCTATTATATCCAGCTAATTCGTTTTTACCCATTGCTTTTTTAATAGCTTTATCTTTAGCTGCCATATAATCATCACCATCTATATCTCCATCTCCGTCGTGATCTTTTCCTTTCTTTTCTTTAATTTCTATTTCTTCAGAAGTTTCTTTTCTATCTGTGCTGCAATGACCTTCGCTTATATCTTTTAAAGTTTTATCAATAGCAATTTTAAAATCTCTCATAGCATCTAAAGCTTCTTTTCTATCACCAGCTTCCATTGCATCTAACATTCTACCTAAGTGTCTATTCTCTCTGTGGTAATTTACATCTTCGAAAGAAGAATATAATTGTTTTAATTGATCTGTTGGAGAATTAATTCTAATTCTTAGTCCTGCTCTTAGCATACCATCATAATCAAAATCACTAGACCACATATCTCCTAATTCATAAGATTTAGGATTAAAAGCATTTTGTTTACCGTAATCTTTAGCTTTAGCCATAAATTCGTCAGACATTTTTTCTTCTATGTCATCTTCTTTAAACATTACGACTTTTTTACCGGTAATAGGATCTTCTTCATCTGGTAGAGCATCTATATCTTTTACAGACATAGCTCCTATTCCAGGTTCTTTATCTAGTCCTCCTTTGGGCTCTTTTACTAATATACCATTAGCATCTGCAAAATCTTCAAATTCATCTGCAATATCTACTCCTCCTAATACGTCATTCCTATGAGTTCTTATAAAGTCCATTATATCTGATTGGTCTACTGAAGGATATTTTGCTTTAATAGTTTCAATACCTCTTTTAAGTATAGCTTTTAATCTTACATTAGAAGGTTGAGACATACTATTTAATGCATTAAGTATATTTTCTTTATTATTAATATAAAATTTGTAATCCATTCCCATATTAGTAGCATCATTTGCATTAATACTTCCTAACATATCTTCGAAGCTAATTTGAGCTCCAGCTTGTCTTGCTTTTATAAACTCGTTAAATATTCTTTCTGCGTAAGCATATATTTTATTTTTTACTGCTCCTTCATCTAATACTTCTTCTTTTAAATCTGCTTTTTTAAGTCCGTTAAATGAATCTTTATCATTACCTTTTTTATATTCAACAGGTTTATCATGCTTGTCTACTTTTTTACTTTCTCCAGCTATAAGATTTAAATAATATAATACGTCTTTTCTTAAATTTTTTATAGCTATTTTTTCACACTTATTTTTATCATCAGCAGATGCGGTTACAGAATCAATTCCTTTTTTCTCCAATTCATAATCGCAGCCTCTTTGTACTGCTTCTGGGGAGAACAGGTGGTCTTTTTCTTCATGTTTATCTTCAAAGAGCATACCTTTGTTTTTTAATATCTGAACTGTGTCTTTAAATCCGTTGTATTGTGTGATATACATTGGATAAAGTAGACGCATTTGTCTAGTAAATTCAGACTCTGCCATTAAGCCTTGCTTTACGGCCTTATGCTTTTCTGTTACTGTTATTTTTCTACTCATTGTTTAAATAATCTATAAGTTTCGTACTATACGGTCTTTTCTTTTTTTTTACTTTACTATAACCTATGGATTTAGCTTGTTTAGTAGCTCTGTTATCTCTACTGTTCTTACTAAAAGCATGAGGTGTTAAATAACTACCACCAGCACTGCCAGTAGTATTTGCTTCCTCTAATTCTTGCAACACTTCTTTAACTAATTCTTTAAGTTGACTTAACCTCATAGGTTCTTCAACTCTTTGATTAGATCATAATATTGCATTATGTTAACCAGATGTGTATCAGATACTTTTTCTTTTTTAGAAATAGGTATAATATTTTTTGCTACCTCTTCTAATTTAATCTTTATCACATCATCTTTAATACCAGGTATTAATTTTGTAACTGCCTTAGATATCTTACCTAATTCTTCGTTGATAACATTTCGTAAACGTGTGGTCGAGTTTACTGATGTAATAAACTCTCTTAAAATATTTTTATGTTCAGGTGAAAAATCTTTATACCTGTCATTAAATTTTTCTAACAATATCTTAAATGTAAGTAATTTTAAATCTTTATCATATTTAGCAAATTCTTGTATTACTGAATCTTCTACGTCAGCTTTATTTACTATATCTGATGTGAGATGTTCTAAGATAGTTGTTCTGTTATTTACTAAGTAGTCCGGGTCTACTAGTTGATCGTTATTTTGTGCTTCTAATAAACAGTATAGAGCTGCTAAAGGTTTATAATCTGTTACTTGAATATTAAAAAATTCTTCAATATTATAGCTTTTTTTAATTTCTGCTATAAGATGGTATTTTTGTTTTTTTAATGTTTCTTGATTGAGTTTTCTAGATATCTCTGTTATAGTCGATACTATGTTAGATGCTTTTTGAGTTGATACGTTTTTATTTCTTAAAATAAATTCGTATAATTTAAACTCTTTTGCTAAAGTTGTTTTACCTGTGTAGAATTTTTTAATTATTCCTACAGCAGAGGAATCTTTTTTGGATAGAGTATCAGCAGCTATTTGCTTAACAAGTAGCTCAAAGATTAATCCAGTATTCCTAAACTTTGAATGTTTTATTTTCATTATACACGTTTACTATTATAAATATGGCCTAATCGCCTAAATCTTTAATATTGTCTTCCTTAAGTAGATTTGACTCTTTTTTTACGAAATCCATAGATTTAAGCGTTTCTTCATTTTTAGCATATATGTTTTTAGTAATAAAGTTTTCATTTACATTTTCATTATCACTTGGAAAGCCACCGTGCATACCATGAATACCTAAAGGATCTCTACCTCCTACAGGATTATCATTAGTACCATATACTGAGAATTTTTCAGTTGGTCTACCGCCTTCGGGACCTGGTTCTCCATGCTTAGGTGGTGTTTCGTATCCAGGAGGGACTTGTCCTAAACTTCCTCCTTTTTCTGTTGCTGTTGCTCTTCTACCATACATAGAAGCTAAATCATGTGGAGTACCATAAGATCTGCCAGATTTAGCAGGATCGTTACCTTCTGCCTCTAGTTGAGCTATTCTAAATGCTCTTTTACCATCTTCTCTTACAAGATCTCTCATTTCATTATACTTATCTTCTGACATATCAAATATATGTTCGTAAATATAATCAGAAGAAAATAGTTTTGAGTCTTTCATTTGATTAGCTAAATCTATTTTTTCTTTTAGTAATGCAACTTTTTCTTGTTCGTATATAACTGAAGGTGTGGTTAATTTAATTTCAAAATTAGTTAAAGATTCTCCTTCATATCCTTGAGAATATAAATGTACTAATGCTATTTTAGTTAACTCAGATTCTAGTATTCTTTGAATTCTTTCTACTGTTCTTGCGAATCTTATATCTTCTGCTGCTAATGTAGCTTTTCCGGTTAAATCTCCTTCATATCCAAAATAAGCTTTTGGAATTTTAATTGCTGCAAATAACTTATCTCTTAAGTATATAATATCGTTAGTACCATCATAGTCTAATCCTTTGGTAGTTTCTATACGAGTAGAAGCATCTCCACCTCTAACAGGTAAGTAGAAGTCTTCCATCATATTTTGCATATTAAACTTAAGATTATATTGACCAGTATTAGGATCTACATAAGGAGTCTTTTTCATCTGGTTAATAGTCTTCTGCATAAACTGCTCTACTTCATTAGGTGGTATAGAACCAACATTTACGTAAAACATTCTTTTTTCTGGTGCTCTCATTATACGATGTATTAACATCGCATCTTCCATTAAATTTAGTTGCTTATAAATTTTTCTAGCAGGCTCTAAATAAGAACGTCCATAAGGTAGATAAGCAGTATCAGAAAGTAATCTAAAATGAGCTACCTCGTAGTTATCTAATCTAATAACTTTTTTATTATTTTTTCTAGGAATATAATTTGGATCATTTGAAGTAGCTAGTCCATCTGGATCAATAGTATATTCTACTTTTGTAGGTTCCTCTTCATCTACTCCTTCATGTCTTGCTACGTTATATACTGTATAAGGTAGTACATTATAGACTCCAAATTTTTCTGAAATTTCTAATTTTAAGAAGAAATCTCCATACTTACACATATTTCTAGTCCATGACCATAAATTAAATTCTATATTTAAAACATCATAAAATAGATTATAAAGTATCCTTTGTATATTTTCATCTGAGGATTTTATTGATAATACTTCTCCTATATCATTTTTTACTGTTGCTTCATCAGAAAGTATATCAAGTGCAGAAGCTAATATGGCATCTGTATCCATAGCTTCATAATCAGAATAAAGTTGTACTCTTAATGTTTGGTAATTTAAGTTAGGATTATATATGTTTTGCTTATTATTAATGTATAATCTACTAAACCTATCAATTAAAGAGTTAGTCTCATATTTACCTGATCTTTGTATTTGGTTGGCATCTATGACTTTTAGTTGATCTCCTCCGATGTTTCTTATTACTACATCGGTAGAAAATAATTTTGTAAGTCTACCGAAAAGTGATTTATCTGCCATTCTGTATTTTGTTTATATATAAATAGTTCTATTTAAGTAACCATGTAATATCTTCTTCTCCACGGTTACTATCTATAATATACGGATTATTTTGCATATATCCAACATTTGTCATAATAGCTTTGTTTCTGCTATTAAGGTTAGTAAATGATGATAATTGTGCTCTTGCTAAGTCCATACCTTGTTGTCTTAATTTAAGTGCAGTATCTCTTACAAATAAAGCTGTTGCACATGCTATAAGTAAATCGTCATTATAGTTTATTTGAGCTTGAGGTTTTCCATTTTTCCAAACAAAAACTCTCATTTCTGATAGTAATCTTTTAGATTGTATAGTAACTGATTTCTCTCTAACATACTCTATCATTTTAGCTATTACTAAAGGACGAGTTCTCATAGACATAGTAAATCCTGGTACTAGTTTATCTCTTTCATATTTAGACATATATGATTCTACTGTTTCCATATTAGAAGTAGAGCTGTAGTATAAGTTTTTATACTGTCTTTCCATTATCTGTTCTATTGTAGCCCATCCTATATTGGCATTTTCAACCACTAATAGTGCATCATTATATTCAGCAGCAATACCAACTAATACATTACCAAAATCTTTAGGAGATAATTTACCTTTATACTCTGCTACTTGGACACACTGTTCAATATCGAATACATGGAATGCAGAATAATCAGCACTATCACCTCTAGCTACGTCAGCAACTACCATATAGCTTTTAGTATAATCACATCCTTCCCATATCCACAAATTCCCATCTGCTCCTCTTCTTTCAACAGGATCTACTTGATAAGTTTTTTCATAGAATAACATATCATCTGGTTCAAAGACTGTATCACCGGAAGCTAAGAAATCACAATCACACTCTTGACCGGCCATTCTAGGTCCTAAATCTGCATCTTGTTGTTCTCTCCACTGTTTATCTCTTTCAGGGTGTACTGTCCAAGGTAGTTTAATAGGTAAAAAACTATTTTCGCCAGTCTCTGCTTTTTCCCAAGTTTGATGAAACCAGTTACCTATACCATTAGGAGTAGATAAAGCCATACATTGACCACCGGTTGCTAATGTTTGTTGTGCAGCAGTAAATGTTTCATCGATATTATCTATAAAGGCTGCCTCATCTATTAATAGTAGTGATACTGCTTCTGATCTTGCAGCATCTGCATTAGATGATTTTGCAGTTATTTTAGATCCATTTTTTAATCTTAAAGATAGTTTATTTTTTTCTAATGCTGGTAGTTTAATCCATTTAGGTAATTGATCATACATAAACATAGTCTTAGTAACTAAGTTACGAGCAGTTGCTTGAGTAGTTGCTAATGCAAGTACGTTTTTATCCTTATGAAATATCATTAACCAAAGACTATAAGCAGAAGCTAAAGTTGAAATTCCTAACTGCCTAGACTTTAAGGTAATAATATACTGATGATCTCTAAATAAATGTAAAGCTTTTTCTTGAAAAGGATAAAGATTAAATAGAATTCTACCTCTCGTAGGATGCTGTATAAAACAGTACTTACGCATGAAATAGGCTGGATCTTTAGCGCATTTAAGATATTCTTGCGCTATTATTTTTTTTATGTCTTGTGCCATAACTCATTTTAGAAATTATAAGACCATCTAGGTAGCCCGTCTTTCATTTCAATTTTAATTTTAGAGCCAACTAATTCAATTAACTTATCAGCTTTCACTCTTTGAAAAGCACCACTCTTATCATCTAAGAAAAATACTTCTCCAAATTCTTCATCAGCAATGTACTTATTAATTACTTTCTTTGAAAAATGACTTTCTAATTTGTCTGCATCAATTCCGCTACCGCTTTTATATTTTGATAAATTAAACCCTTCAAAATCAATTCCTGGGTAGGTACTTAATATTGCTCTATTAGCAATTTCTATAGTATCATCAAACCTATCTTTGTTTTGATCTACTACTGCTGCTAATATTTTATTTATTCTATGAAAAGGTCTTTTACCTTTAGTTACACTAGTATCAATTTTTCTTATTAAAAAGTTGTTAACACCAGATATAATTTTATCAATCATTACTTTATCAGAATTTTTACCAAACCCTGCTTTTTGTCCCATAGGAACTGCTCCTCTATTTTTTACTTCAATTCCTAATTCGCCTACAGAGACATCTCCTTTGCCTTTTCCATCACTTGAAACATCTTGACACATTACGCTTAAGAATACTTCTCCTTTTCCTGTAGCTATATTACCCATAGAAGGTTTAAGATCAAGTAGGTATCTTAAAGTTTCTGTAGATAATAGGTTTGTAAATTGTTTTGTTAAGTTTCCTCCGCCTTTACCGCTACCTAATGTATCGTAAGTAATCATTTTTCCACCTCTAACATATGAATGAAAATTTTGAATATCTCCATTATCTACTAAAGTATTGTATATTCTTCTTGAAGTAGCAGCTACTGATTTACCTTTGCTATTTAAATATTCAATTACATCACCTTTGTAAGCTACTCCTGATATGCCGTTTAGTATTTGCTTTAAATCATCAGGAGTAAATTTACCATTTTGAATAGCGTCTACTACTTCTTGCTTAGAAACTGCTCCATCTGTGTTAGTAAGTTCGTTTATTAGAGATTCTAATATAACCTTATCTTCAGGATTATTAATATTAGGTATTCCTGTTTTGGTTCTCCATGCCCACTCAGTATATAACTTATCAGTAATTTCCATATTAGAATTTATTAAATAAATCTCTTAAAAGAGGTCTAAGTTTAGCATTCTTTTTTAAGTTGTCATTTATATTGTCTAATAAAAAATCAAGCATTTTACCTAATTCTTGAGGTGTATTTACTCTTGCAAGATAGTTTTTTAAAGGACCGGCTAATACTTTTTCTAGTTTTTGAACTTCAGCTGAATCTCCTTTTGCTTGATCAGTAGGGGATTGTACTGCTGTACCTTGTGGTTCATTTTGCTCTACTTCTTGTAGAGGTTTCAATGTTATAATTTGACCTAGTTTTATCATAGTTGTTAGTTTTATGCTTCAGGTTCTTCACCTGGTTCTTCAAAATCTATTTCTTCTCCTCCTAAATCAGCTCCTAAATCAGCTCCTCCACCTTCTTCATCTCCTCCACCAAATTCATCACCACCTTCATCTCCGCCGCCGAACTCATCACCTCCACCAGCATCATCTCCTCCAGGAAAGTCTCCTCCTCCTCCGCCACCACCTCCGGTGTCGGTATCAGCAGGTTCTCCTGTTCCAGCTCCATCCATTGGACCTTCTTTATATAGTATAGATAATTTATCTAATGCTTGTTGGTATTCACTAATTTTATCAATAAAGTATCTTTTACCCATTATTTCAGCTTGAAAAGATTTACCTGTCCATTTTAAAATATAATCTTGTCCATTTTTTAAGTTTATTCTAAATGAACTTGGACGTGGTGAAATCCAATCAATAGTATCTACAAATTCTTTAAAATCTTCTGTTTGTAGTTTTACTATAGCAGCTTGTAAGGTAGGGAATTTGCTAAGTATAGTATCTGTAGCATCTTCTAATACAGTTTCTTTTGGTGCGTCTGGATCTCCTGGTTGTTGTGGTTTAGGATCTTTAGCATTAACTTCAGCTAGCATATCAGGGTTAGGATATTTTTTCATTATACCTTCTAGTGCTACCTCCATAATACGTCTAGACTTCATCATTGCATATTGATCAGGTCGCTCAGTTCTTAAATATCTCTGTAATTTTCTAAAATTAGTTTTTATTAACTCGAATAACTCTCTAGCTGCTTTATCTTTTCTTACATCAGCATTATTCATTAATTTTTTAATATCTAATATTATATCTGAATAGTCTTGATATAGATTTTCAAATGATGGTAGTTTAATTATTTTATGAGAAATAGACCCTGTTGTTTTATTTTGACTGGTAAACTTAAAGTAAGTATCTCCATCGTTGGAAATAAAATCTTTATCCATATTTACTTTACCGTATCTGTCTTCTAATCCTTTTATAAATGATTTAGGATAATCTTTTAGTTTACGAGTATCAGGATCAGATTCAGGATCAATTGCATCTTCTTTTACTTCGTTTTGCTCAATTAATACTTCTTGATATGCTTCGGCAATAATATCTTTTATATCTTTTATTTTCATATTATTTTTTTCTTCTTTTATGTCCGTGGTTAGATGAAGTAATAACTTTTAATTCATTCAAAGGAATATTTTTTACTCGCTTACTACCTTCCTTGAAAAATACATCATAATGAGTAACTGTTCCGTCTTCTAATAAAGTATGTTGACCTTCTAAACAAAGTCCATGTCCATATTTTTCATGTAGTACATGGTTAGCACAATCGTGTTCTATTTCTTTATCGTAATCTTTTTTTTCTTTTTCAATATCTTTTTTTTCTTCTTTTAGATTCAATTTGTAGTGATCAGCGATTGCTTCGATTACCTCTTCTGCTTCATATTGTGTTGAGAATCCTGATTCGTTTGCTCTATCATCTATAATACGGGTAATCATATCCAAATCACCTCTACCTTCTTTAACTAGCTTATCAATATATTTAGCTTGACCAGCATGTCCTTTAGAAGACTTTTTTAAAGATTTACTCATATCTTTTAATTTTTTCTTTTCTCCTTTATCAAGATCAGCTTCATCTAATTCATCTTCTTCTTCATCATAATATTTTTCGATACCGTCAATCATAGATTCTAAAGTAGTATCGTATCTATTATAACTTGATCCCATATTAAATACACCATAAGAATCTCCTTTACTTAAGTAGCTTGGAAATTCTTGTTTTATTATCTCTCTAGCTTGGTCTCCTAAATCATTTACTCTACCTAATATATCTCTTAATTCATCTAAAGCATCTTCTTTGTCTACAGATAATTCATCTAACTTTTGATTTTTACCTATATTTGCTACTTTATCTTGTAATGTTTTTTCTAAGTACTTCTTTTGTTTTGTAAGTTTTTTTAATTGTCCTATTAAACTTTTATCTCCAGCATTATACTTTTTACCTAACTCTTTCATGTTATCAATTAAAACGTCATAAGCTTTTTGTATTCTAGCAACAGATTCTTCGTTAGTTTTTTTAGGTTTAACTATTTTAGTATATGCCATTGTCATTGGTGACTCATTCATATCGTACTGATCTATTTGTTTTTTTATTTTGTAAATCTTTTCATCTATATCATTAAGTATACTTCCATAGTCATCTGCAATAGGACCTCCTTCTGGTTCTGCTTCTTGTTCCATGTTTCTAAGTATGTCTTCTCTTTCTTCTTCTAAATCTTTAAGTCTTATTCTTAAGTCCATAGCTTCTTCTTGATCAATTCCACGAGGATCAAAATCCTCATCTATATCACTTACCGAAGAATCAACTACTTCAATACCGTGAGCTTGTAAATCATTAACTGCATCGTACATAAATGAATCTGCTTGTCCAGTTATAATATCATCAGATCTAAACGTAAAATAGAAAATAACATTACCTGCTCCGTCTTTATCAACAATATCCATTTTAACAGAATTACCATCTATATTTCCATCTAAGATGTGTAAAGCTGAGTTATATTCTCTTCTTGGTACTTTAATGTAATGATGATCATCTCCTTTTCCTTCATCTAAAGGTTGATCATCATCTAAATAAGCTTTTATTAATTGTCTTATAAAGATCTGTCTTTCACCTTTATCCCCTGCAAAATCAGCATGAACGAAATCTTCTAAATCATATGCATTTTCTACTTCAGCGAATTTATCAATCATACCTTGAAGTTCTGCTTTATTATCGAAGTAACCTTCAGCATATTGTACTATCCATACATCAAATGCTGCTTTTTGGCCTGAGTTAAGTTTGCTAAAATCCATGCTATTGAGGTCATCATTAGCATCGTAACTTTCTCTTTCATTTAAATCTCCTGCGCTAGGAAACATATATCCATAATTAGCACCAAAGAACTCATTGAAATCATCCATCCCTCTTTCATTGCCTTCTTCAGTTCCGTCCCATTTACCATCTTGATCCCAATCTTTATGGGTTCTGAAGTATTCAGATACTATTCTATCTGATATCATACTAACTCCTGTATTAGGATTTCTATAATGGTCTTGAATTAGTTTAGCTACTGATTCTTCTTGTGTAGATTCTGTTATTTCATTTAAAGATCTAAAATGTTTTTGTAGTTCATTTGCTATAACATCTACATTTACTAAAGGCTTACCAGAAGGCATAACTCCTACATCTGCTATTTCCTTATCAAAAGACATATCGTTTAAATGTAGTGTATCGTCTTCTATATAAAAAGAAAATTCTTCTTCTCCTTTTTCTCCTTTGAATACTGCTTTAATATCAAAACTATTAGGTCTAATACGAATACCCTTCATACTAGCTAATTCTTCTCCTACTGCTAATAAAGCTTTAGCTGTTGCTTTCCCTACTTCCATAGCAATTGCAGCGGTTTCGTTTTGACCAAATTGAACTCCTTTGTCTTGTTCGGTTAATTTTACGTTAATACCTTTTTTAGCTAATTTTTCTGCCTTAGACTCGTCGTCAGTTTGTACTACCCCCTCTTGTTCGTTAAGTTTTTTCTCTAAACCTTCTTTTAAAGTTCTAAGTTCTTGTATTTTTAATTGAGTATTTTTTTTCGTTTGGTTTTTGTACCCGCCTGTTTTGATAGAATTCAATGCTTTTTCACAGATACTCAACTTATTTTTTATTTCTTCGTAAGTCATATTTTTCTTTTTACAGGTGTACTATAAAATGTAGTTTTTTATAAATAGATTGCATTTATGTAATACTCCTATTTGTTTAATAGATCAACTGCTTGAGTTTCAAATATTAAACGTAGTATAATAGCACTTATTAGTGCAAATATAATCCATAATGCTTTGTTAACTCCATCTTTCCACCTATTTATCTCATCAATTTGACGTACTTTGTCTTGAAAATCAGGGTCATTTGCCTCTAATCTACGTCTAAAAGCTGAGTTTTGGTTGGTTTTTACAATAACTCCGTCTTCAGGATTAAGTAGAGTATACTTAAGCTCAGACATATCATCTTTTAACTCTCTTACATCGTCTACTAATGCTTTGAGTTCTCCATTCGGCATGTGCTTTTTGATATTAAGCAATTCTTTAAGAACGCTCTCTAATATTTGTTTCTGTGTCATTGAAAAATATTTTATATAGGTATATAAATAAATATACCTTTTTTACTTAAGATGATCTTTAACCCATCCTATGTATTCGTAAATAGCTTCTTTAAACTTTTTATCTACTTTTCCTTTATTTCCTTTCCAATCCTCAACTACTCCTTGTTCAGTAACAAACGTATCTATTGAATTAACCTGGTCTAGCATCCACTGTTCAAGATCTTTAACAAATGCAGACATATTACCTTTTACCATGCTTTGTTCGTATGCTTCATAAAGACCATGTTTTCTTAGCTCAGCTTCGTATTTTATAGTACAGTTATAACAAAAGCCATGTATTTTATACATTTTTTTAGATAACCTATATTTCATACTACCCCCACATTTAGGGCAAGCTAGAGGTATTTTAATTGCTTTTTTAGCAGCATCTAGTTTTGTAATATTTTGCTTAAGACCATTTTTGATAGTCCAGGTTTTTCCATTACTTTCCCAAACGTCTCCTTCTTTATGTCTTTTATTATTTTTACGATAGCCAACTCCTAATTTAGTTTTAGATGTAAAATCTTTATTTACTAAATTTCTTGCTCTTTGTAAGTCTGCTTCTTTAAATTCTTTTTTTAATAGGGATTCATTCATAACCTAATTTTTTTAATTCATCTATAACAGGTGAGATATCTCCACCTTTACATCTTATAGCTATACCGTTACTATCATTCCATTCCTTAATATTAGATTTTTTATCATCTATTAATATACTTGATGGATTAGCGTGTCTTTGCTTATCTTTTGAATATGCAAATATAACTTTTGGTTTAGGATTAAGATTATTTTTTACCCATAAGTTTTTACCTAATCTAGAGGTATCATTTCTTGAAGGTGAAGTAAGAAGATGCGGTCTATAAGGTTTAATAAAATCCCATAATGCTTGACCTCCAGGCATCCAATCCATTCCTACCCAAAATTTTACTCCTATTTTTACATCTATAAGTTCCCAAAAAGCAGGAGTACTATACTTTTTTTCATATTCCTGAGGATTCATTCCAGTAAAGTGTTCAAACCTACCTTCAAAATTAGTTAATACACCATCCATATCACAGTAAATCTGGTATGGTGGAACTTCTTTCTGTTCCGGTAGTGGGTATGTTTCCAATATGTTAGTCAGCTTTATATTCATTTTTTATTTTATCTTCCCAGTTTCTAAAAGTAATATTACCTAGTAGGTATGCTTCTTTTTCTATTTCTTTTAAAGCATCATCTTCGTTAGTATTAGTACCATAATGCTTTCCTAATCTACCTTGTAAATTTTGCATATGATGAATCATTTCGTGTGAAAATGATCTCATTATATCTTTAGGATGTCTATTCATTATAAAAAGTACTAATTCTTTTTTAGCAGGACTATAATATGCTGTTCTACCAAAAAAGTCTTGAGCTTCTGAGATATCTTTCTTTATTTTTATTTCAGGCAAAGGAGTTATTTCCATGCCTTCGTCTATCATATATTCTAATAAGGAACTCATAAAAGGTTTAAAATCAAAACTACTAATAGAGTTATTATTAGCTAATGAAATTCTTATATGGTTTTGATTAAAATCTATATCGTAATAATCAGTACTTATTACTCCTTGTAGTTTATTATAAAGATAACCTAATCTTTCTCTTTCTTTAGATGGAAGTTGTTTTACTGATCTATCTTCTAGCAGAGCTTCTAAAGTATTAAAAGCTATTTCGCTCATTTCTTCTTGTATAATAGAAGACTTTAAGGCATTAAGTATAGTTAATAATTCTTTTCTATCTAATTCTTTCGGAAAAAAGTCTCTTATATCATCTAAACTTCCTTTCAAAGCAATATTACGTAAATTAGTTGCTCTAACACTCTGAGTAGCAGGATTACTAACTGCTAATCCCTTAGCATTAGGTACGTTTTTAAATGTAGTAACTCTTTTTAAATCAGGTAAATCTTCTTCTCCTCTTATACCTGTAATAGCATAAAATTCTTCTTGAGGATTCGCTTTAGCATAATCTTTAGCTGCAAACATTGGATTTTTTTGTCCATCTTCTACAACTACTCCTGGTAAGTATTTAGAATATATCTCCCATATTTGATGTGCTTCTTCTTTAGTAATCCCATTTCTTTCACCACCACCAGCAAAAATAATAACTTTATCTATTGTAGGTTTATCTCCTTTATCTTGTTTAAGTACGCTTAAACCTTTTTCTTCATAATCATTAATATCATATACCTGTCCATTATAAGAATTTGAAAGTAGCTTTTTTACTACTTCAAAATGACCTTTATGGGGTGGTTTAAATGCTCCTGGGTATAATGCTATTGCCATTAATTATAAAAAGTTTTGTATTTCTCTATCAATTTCTTCAGGAGATGAATGTTTAAGAAGTTCTTGAAACTGGGGTGAGTATAACATTGCTGCTATATTATTTAATACTTCTTCATGAGTTGCATCTCTTTTATCTTTACCGTCTCTATATTTTTTTATAGCAAGTTTTAATTTATCAGCTCCAGGTCCTACACCGTTAGCTTGAAATGCTTTTAAAAATACTTTTTTTGCTGCTTTATCTTCAGATCTATTATTTTTATCAAAATCTATCCCAGATACTGCTTGATCAAAAGCTTTTTGTTCTTCAGGTGTTATTTCAACAGGTTTAAAAAAACTTGATCCTCCTACTCCTTTACTTATATTATATTTTTCTAAATATTCTTTTATACCATCTACTCCTTTTGTAGCTGCTACATCGAACCCTTCAATCTCTTTTTTAAACTTACCGCTATAATCGTTTACAAATATGGATAAATTACCTTTAAGTAGTTTACTAAATTCTTCAATTTTTTGATATACATTTCTCCAAGTAGAAAATACAGCTGAACCTGGTATGTTTCTTTTCCTGCTAAAATTTTGGATATAAGAAACCATTGGATGAGTATACACCATAACCATATATGTATCGTATCCTTGTTCTATTAATTTTTTAAGGGTGTTAGTAAAACGAATTCCTGATGCTGTAGTATCCCAAACGAAAGATTCTTTTTTGTCTATAGCAGCATTTACGTCTTTATCATTTTGTGCTGCTGCTGGACCTAATTTATTATACATTGGACTGTCAGGATCTTCAACATATTTATCAGCATTGTATTGTTTTAGGCTATCTAAACTAAGCTGATTAAGGACATATGATTTTCCTACACCTGCTCCTCCAGCCATTACTACTGCTTTCGGTCTGCCATTTTGTTCTAGTATTATATTTAATAGTTTCATATTAATTATTAATTCTACCTCCTCTACTTGAACCACTTGAGCTTCTACCAGAAGAAGATGATGATGAACTTCCTCTACTAATATTACTAGAGCTTCTGCTAGAGCTATTATAAGAAGGCCTGGTGGTGTTTATATTAAGGTTATTATTTGAGTTAATATTAGGAGTTCTATTGTATATTCTTATATTATTATTAGGCACATTATTAGGATTAGTATAAACTCTAGGTTTAACGTTTAATCTTTCTCTTAGTCCGTTTACAATATTATTAAGATTATTTTCAGGTACACTTCTTCTTGGATTATTATATCTTGTAATAATATTATTTTCAATGTTAGAATTTACTCTATTGTTAATATTATTAGAGCCTCTTCTACCATTTATAAAAGCTATATTAGTATTTTCTCTACTTGAATTCCAAATTGCATTATATCCTGGGTTATTGTATGGTCCGTTATACCAATTATTCCAAGGTCTGTAAGGTCTAAACCAATTGTGTCTCCATGGATTGTGCCAACTACTATATCCCCAGTAGTAAGGATAATTAAATGCCCAATCGTACCAAAAATCATACCTATTAAAATATACATCAAAAGAATTAAACGGCCTCCAATAACTATATCTAAAATTATTTGCATACCAATTGTAAGGCTGGTCCATAGCGTATTGAGCGAAATTCCATCTAAAGGTATTATCAGTTCTAAGTTTCCATTTTAATTGTGAGTACGATAATGTGTCTATCTTTACATCTGCTGGTACTTGTAAAACAACCTCTTCAGGTCCATATATTGGATCGTAGTTTAAAGTACTAAGTCTATAGGTACTACAACTACATAAAAATAATAGAAGTAATCCCATAAGTAAGCCTTTAGTCCAAGATAACCAAGCTGCTTGATAAGAAGATATATTCCATTTTTCTAACATTCCGTAGAAAATACTTTTATGCCATTGTATAAATTTATTCATTTCCTATTTTTAAAGTTGTAGGGTATTTGTAATAAATAGGCTCAGTTGTAGGGTGGTCTAACATATATAGATTGTAAATATTTTGAAATAATTTAAAGTTTTTATCTATATCATCTATCTGTAATAGTTTCCAACCCTTACCTTGTATTACATTTTTCTGTTTAGATGGACCTCTAGTATGAGCTTTTAACCAAATAATACCAGTTCTATCTATTTTAATACCTCTAGATTCTTCTAATGCTTTAGCATAAGATGCTAGTTGAAGATCAAAAGATTTATGAATAGAGTTAGAAGTTTTAATATCTAATAACCAAGTTTCATTATTCATTTTAACTACTAAATCTGCTGTACCTGCATACTTATATTTATCTGACCATACAAAGTCTTCAGAAGATATCAGTTCAGGTTTAAAAGTTTCCCAAAAATCATAAAATTTTAATATCATTTCCCAAACTATTTGACTATACTTAGCTTTACCAAAATCATCCATCCAGCTTACCTCCTCTCCTAGTACGAGCTGTTCAGCAGCTTCGTGTACTTGAGTACCTTCTTTACCGGCACGTCTCATAATTAGATCGGCGTTATGCCCAACGTCTTTTATCCATTGTTCAAAAAACTTATTTTTGGGCATATACTGGAGTATAGTAGTTACAGATGGATAAAATACTCCTTCCGATCTTTGATAAACTCTCCTATCAAGAAAGTTAATTTGTTTTAATTCTGGGTTAAATTCTAGTCTTTTCTTAGAATGTTCTTTTAATATATTTGTTCCTTGTTTAATCATAAACCTAGTTTATATTGCATAATAGCTTGAAGGTCGAGCTGTTTTGCTGTTTGTATATGTTTTGTGAATTCCACAAATCCCATTTCACTAGGATCTTTATCCTCCATTTTTACTAAGAAAACCTTTTTGCCCATATTTAAAAATTGCTCACTATATTGTAACGCTTTAGATTGGGCATCTTTATCAAGCGCTATGTAAATCTCTTCCGATTTACTTTGTACTAATTTCTTCATTAATGAATTACTAATAGATTTTCCTAAAATAGGAACTGCATTTCTTTTAATAGCAATTGCATCGAATACTCCTTCGCATATTACAATAGGGGTATTCCAGTTAATAAAATTTTCAAATATTATTATATCTTTTGATACTTCCGGATTTTTGTATTTAAAGTAATCTCCGTTATAACTTCTTGCAACAAAAAAGTTGAGCTGATTGGATTCAGAATAACTTGGGATAATAATTCTTCCTCCATATTCTCCACTTGTACAGTATCCAATACTATATTTAATAAAATCATTATCGGTAAATCCTCTCTCATATAAATACTTTTTTATTATATTTCCTACATAAGACGTAGAAGTAGCATTACATAGTAATTGAAACTCTTTAGGAAGCTGAACTACTGTGTCAAGATTAAGTTTATAATTTTGACCTTTAGGTAGGTACTTAAGAACATCGTTTGCTTGTTCTTTAGGAACTTTTAATTGATATAAAAGCGACCTTATCGTTCTACCTTTAGTTTCACATACCCAACATTCCCATGGGTTTTCACCTTTTTCATTGGTTGCAAAATTAATCTCTAGTTTCTGTTTTCTATGATTACAAAAAGGACAGTGAAAAGCATGATTAGCTCTAGCTCTTTTACTTCCTTTGCCTAATATATTTTCGACAGAAGCTAATAAAACAGTATATTCCATAAAGTCTGTAACTACTCTATACTAAGATAAGAAAAAATTATTAAAGAACCAACTATACGTCGATCATTTTTAACTTACCTGATTTAGGGTGTTGCATAACGTTATCTCCTATAAAGTCAAGTTCTTCAGGATCGATACCTAATCTCTTTGCTTCTTTTTCAGTAGCTTCAATCCATTCTTCCGGAATATTTTGATTTAGAGGTGCAAGTACTTCCATAGTTATAATGCCTAATTTACTATGTATGGTTTCAACGTCATAAATAAAAGCAAAATTATTTGTTTTTTTTCCTTTAAGTTTTTGTGCATGTTCAAGTTCTACTGAGTCTGTAGTAACTTTTACGGCTTTACCGTTCAATAAGAATACTGTTCCATAATCTCCACTAGGTTTATCACTAATATATACTCCACCTTGGTCTTTAATTTTATCAACCTCAGCTTCAAAATCAGGATCATACTGAAGTACTTCTCCTAATGTGATTCTAGTTGTTTTCATAATAACGTTTTTAATCTAGTGGACCGTAATCTCCTCTTGACATTGCATCGCCAAACTCTCGAGATTGTTTTGTATCTACACTTACATAGATAGGATGATCTCCAGCACCTTTAACTCCTACACCATAATAAGAACTAATTCTTATACCTTCCAATTTATTACCTCTTTTTTCATGCGACTCAACTACCTGGGCAATTATAGTTTTAATATCTTGTTTCCAGTTACCTTCAGGAAAAATTTCTTTTTGATTAGGGTTAAAAGAACTAGTATCAATAGGAACTTTAATACTTTGAATAGTGTCTGGTATTCTATCTACTGCTTTATAAAAGTCATCTAATGTATCTGCATTACCAATCCAGTTTTCAGTATATTTTTTTCCATTTATTATACTGGCGCTTTCTCTAAATCCTTCAAATATGATATTACTCAGTTTCATTTGTAGTCTTTTTATATTTACTGTGGTTAGATTCCCAGTTTGCTTTAGCATCTTCGTTTTTTTCTTTCTCTGCTTTAGTAGCATAAATTGCTTTTCTTTGAGCATCAGATTTATATTTTCCTTCATCCATTTCAGGGTGGAATAATAATTTAATTACTTTAGCTTCTTTTGCAACTGACTTACCATCTATTTCTACTTCTATAGGATATGGTTCGAATGTATCTGCCCAATATGCTATGTCGTAACTTTTATCTTTATTATTAGTTACTAATAAACCTCGATTATATTTATCTTCTTCTGCTTGAAGTACTATTTCTTTATCTATAGGTAATATTAAATCACCCATTAGTTTGATATCGCCTTCTTCATATCCACCTTCGTTGTATCGATTTTCAAGTATTATATCAGATAATTTCATTACGCTTAATTAATTCTCTTTTTATTATATTCTTTTTTCTTCTAAAGCTTAAACTTTCATACATCTTCTTTAATTCTTTAGTTGAAGTATTAGATGGTGTATAATGAATCCATTTCCATTTTTGTGTCATTCTGCCTCTAGAGTCTTTTTGGTATTCTTTAGTACTTGGTTTTAACTTTGAAGGCATAGCTTTTTTTAACAGTTGCAGCAAGAGCAGCTACATGAAGAGCCGCAGTTACAAGATTTACAATTACAATTCATATTCATTGCTTTAATTTAATATAAATAGCTTTTAACCCGGTATCCTTATCAAAAAGTTATTAATTTAATAAAACCGTCTCTAAGCGTTTTAAATATTTTTAGATACATTTATATTACCTAAATTAGATACGTTTAAAAATACAGTAAAAAATAGAGGAGCTACTTAGCTGTTATATAAAGTCTTTACGGTAAAACTTGCCTAATATGTTATCGTTAATATGAGCACTATATTTATTTTCTAATACTCCATTAACCATTAAGTGTTTAGTCTCAAAATACGTTAATAACTTTTTATTGGGAACAAATTCTAATATTTTCTTTTCCCAACTTTCATTTGAATTATCTTTTTTAGAAAGCTCTAAAATTTCTTTTTGAGATCCGTAATAATCTTTCCAATCTGATTCAGTAATAATTTTTTGTTTGAGAGGTGTTCGACCTTTCAACCCTTTTAAAGCTCTTTCTTCTTTAAGTTGTTGTAAAGCTCTTTTTCCTAATCTTTTATTTCTTTCAAAATAAAGCACTTTCTTTCCTATATATCTTACATCAGTTGGTTTATACCAAACTTCGTAAATGAACCCGTAGGTTCCTTCTGGCATATCTGAAATATCTGTGATTATCCTCCCTTGGTAAGTCCAAGAAGGTACTGTTGGCATATTTTCCATATTATATCCTGGTCGCTATAAACGAGCTTTAAGCTCATCTATCTGTAACTGCTGCTCTTTAATTGCTTCAATTAATAACGCGACAATTTTTTCATAACGTACTGCTTTCATTCCCGATTCTCGAGTCTGAACTATTTCTGGGAGAACAGATTCAATTTCTTGAGCTATTACTCCGACATCTCTACCTGAATAGAGATCTTGTTTATCATTCCAATCAAATGAAACTCCATTAATTTTAAATATTTTTTCTAATGGTGAATCTATTGGTTGAATATTATCTTTTAACCTTTCATCCGAAGACTGAAATGCTATAACATCTCCTGATGCAGAAACTGCTCCTTTTACTAATATACCAAAAGGATTATCTCCAATTGATGATGATACTATTAAACTACCAGATACAGTAACATCCGCTGCAAATTTTTTCTCGCCTGTAAATGTTTGTGCTGTTGTTAAATGTGCTGTATCAGCATCTAAATAAGCAGATGCAATTGCAGTGCCTTGCCATACACCGGTTCCTATTGTACCTACGGTTGTAATATTAGCTTGAGTAAAGTGTTCAGAAGATGCAAAGTTATCTGTAGAATCATGGTCAACTTGTGCTGAGCTTGATATTACTCCTTCACCTTCTTCTTTTAAAAAGTCACCATCTATTTGTGCTGATGCTGAAACTAAACCTGTTGGTAGTGCTGCAACTACTCCATCAGTAAAAGTAGCTGTTGAGGTATCTAAAGCTATAGTTCTTGATGTTGCTATTGTACCTCCACCTGTTAATGCCCCAGTACCTGTTATACTTACACTTGAATGGTCTACATGTTCAGCAGATACAAAACCAGTAGTACTGTCGTGATCTACTTGTGCTGATGCTGAAAGTACATTACTTAATCCATCAAAACCTAATGAGGCTGATATTGATCCAGTAATGTATAAGGACCCTGTTAAATGTGTAGGTTGTACTGACATTTATTTAAGTTAATCTTATTTGTACAAAGTTTCCGTTTCTATATAGACCTCCTACTGGTATACCTCCTGTTGCTGCAGCTGTATCATTAGCATAGGTGGCACCCAATACTTCTGTTAGTATAATATGTCCGTCTTTGACAGTCATTGATGTGGCTCCTGTATTGGTTAAAGTAAAAGAACCAGAAGTTAATAAACTTCCTGTTACATCTACAGAACCTGAAAATTGGTGTAAGTCCTGAGAGTCATCTCCAAACTTAGTTGAACCAGATTGATGAATTATAGACGAAGAAACAAACTCAGTATGAAATTCTTGAGCTGTTATCGAATCAGTTATTACTAAAGAGCCGGTAATAGATGCAACGTTGTTTCCGTTTATAGAGCCGCTATAGTTAGTCCACGATGGTGATGCATTAAATGTCTTCTCAGCTCCAGAGCTTTCAGAAGTAAATAATGATAAATCACCTGTTTGAGGATTAACAGAAGATGAATTAAATACAAACCTTAGGTTATTATCCATTTCTGTTTGTGTTAATGCACTTCCTTTTACTACTCTTAATTTTATTTCAGGCATAATTAATTAATTTACATATCTAATTTTATTACAAATGTCATATCAGTATCTTCAGTTTTAGGTAATGGTTGACCTAATTTAGCAACTGCTAATAATTCATTTGAGTCATTATATAACCCTACAGTTGTAATGTAAGGGTTAAAACTACTTCCTGTTACATTATCTTTCAAAATACCATCACTACTTTTTACAGAAGATGGATTTTGTGAAAAGTTCATTTCATAGTCTTTTACTTTACAACGTATGTTATAAGTATAAATAGGATGAGATGCTTTCCAGCTTATATCTAAATCCTCATTTATTAAATTTGTTAAACTTTCAGAGGTTATTAGAACTAACCCATGAGGGTATATTACATCTCCTAATTTTACACTGCTTGTAAAGTTTAATCCGTCTGATGCTGAGATTACTAAATTACCTTCACCATCATCAATATACTCTCTTCCTTCACCTGTTCTTAAAAGTTCAGATGTAAGAGGTTCTCCTATATACTCTCCTACCATGTAATCACCATCAGCATCTGTAATTGAACCTCCTTCTATGTATGAACCTGAGTATGCTTTAAAAGCTTCCGCTCCAGATACATGCATAACAAAAGATCCAGGTTTTATATTAGTACCTACATGCGCTCTTGGTATAGAAATTATAGAAGCTTCAGAAGCTATTTTTCTTGAGCCAGAGCTGAATCCTGATTGTATGTAATTATCGAACGAACCAGATTGTAATTTATCATCACCGTGAATAAAGTTGGAATAATATAACTGGTTAATACTACTAAATGCTAAAAAGTTATTTCTTGAATTATTATTAAGAGTTGTAATTGAATCGAAAGGACTTATATAATAATCTCCAGAGCTACTATAAGCAAAAAAAGTATCTATCCCATATGTCTGTAGCCCGTTTACCGCACCACTTTGAGAGATAGCGTTGTAGCTTTTATGAGCTACATAGGATGTTACATAAACATCTTGTTTGTTTAGTTTTTTGTAAGCACTCATTCATTAATAATCAAGCTTTATCCTAACTAATGCTTCTTTAGTAAAATCTTTTAATAACGGTTTTGATAGTTTAGCTGTTGCTAATAAGTCATTGTTATCATTATATAGACCTACAGTAGTAATATACGATTGAGGACTATTAATCATAACGTCATGTCTTAATTCTCCAGATCCACTCGTATTAGAAGGATTAGAAGAATAATTAAATTCTGCATTTCTTGCTCTTACGAATACTAAATTAGAAGAAACTGTCTCTTCCCCGTTAAGTTTAAATGAAGCTCCATCTACTATAGCATTAAATATCTTACCTGGGTTAGCTCCGTTAGCATTGTTACCTCTAGTAGATCCTAGTGTAATACCACCAGCAGATCCTGTTGCATCTAATGCCGCTGCGTTAAGTAGTATTAGTCCTACATCAGGTAGAAACTTACCGTAAGAACCAAATGTTCCGTCTTTTGTAAATCCGCTACTGTTATTAAAGTTACCTGAAGTAACAACAGTTCCTAGAGAACCTGTTACAAGTTCAAATACTCTTCCTGCATCCGTAAATGTTGTTGTAGTTACTTGATTACTATTATCGGTTAGTACAATTCTTTCGTTTGCGTCTGATGGACACTTTAACGTTAATGCTAATGTACCCGGTAATAATTTTTCTTTATATCTAGCTCTCTCTAATGATATTGCATAGAAGTGAGAACCAGAATAGTCTCCAAAAATAAAGCTATCTTCTTCATCTGCTAATACTAATGATCTGTACTGACCATATACAGTAGCGCTTGGTGTCGAACCTGTTACTGCAGTATTAAAATAAGCTGAGCCAGAACCTTTTTCATCTGCATAAGCTAATGAAAACTGTACCGCTGCTGTTGAATCATTACTAGCTGTTTGGTAAACGTTATAATAATATTCTCCTGAAGCACCTGCTACCTGTGTTGAGGAAGTAATAAACTCTGTCTGTTCAGTTACACCATTACTAAAAATTGTTGATGTGACTGATTCAGCACTTATTACTACGTCTTGTGGATCAAATCTTTTATATGACATCTCTTATATATTAATTAGTTTTAGTAATAGTTACAGGTATTGTAATTCTAGCTCCTGAATCTCTTCCGATTACAGTGATAGTAGTCTGTAAAGCTGTAACTGTACCAAATAAAGTATTTACTGCTGTTGCAGTTAAGTTTAATGATGTTCCTATTACAGTTTTAGATATATTAGTACCTATAGTCTCTGTGTTATTTAATCTTTCAGCTTCTTCTGTGTTTACACCTACTCCTATAAATGTTCCTAATACTCTAGCATCTGCTATAGTTGCTGAGTATCCGTTAGCTTCAAATGTATTTGTCGATCCAAGATAGTTTAGCGTTTGAGGGGTAATTGCTAAAGAAGCTCCTTGTTTTAATGTTATTGCAGCGTAACCTAAATCTAGTACAGGTATTTTTGAAGTACCTCTAGGTAGAGTAGTTAGCTTGTATTTCATTATTTGAGTTTCATCTGGAAACGCTTCTAAAAGAGGCATATTTTCTAATGCTTCTCCATAATATGCAGAACCTGAGGGATGGTTTGGATTATATAATGTATAATCTATTTCGTCATCTGCTAGTGCAAACTGTGTTAGTTTAAAGGAACCGTCCCCTCGTGCAAGTAATTCTCTTCCTTTCTTGGTCAGAATTGCATCAACGGTTACCACTGAGTTATTTAAGTATCCCATTTTTGTTATTAATTAATTTATTATAAATATGTTCATTATTAAAAATAACCTTTTTATACTCCTGAGCCGGTTATATAAGCTCCTTTTTCATTAGTACCAAATACTTCGCCGGTTTCTAAGATAAATATCTTTTGACTAGGTATACGTACATATCTCCTTGTGCTTTCATCGTAATCATAAATATGGCTACCAGATGTTGGGTATGTGCTATATTCCGTAAAAAACTTCTGCCCTACTGAGGAAGAGGTGTTATTAATAATATGAAATATAGGAGAATTAGTTGAACTGCTATAAAATATTCTTTCTGTACCAGTATCTTTAAAATTAAAATAAAAAGTTTCTATGCTTCTTTCATTAGGATCAATTCCTACTATTGTAGTATTATCCGCAAATAATTCGTGTCTAGAACCTTGAAATGATATAAAAGACAGCGCCGGTGTATCTTCGAAAAAGTCAGATACTTGTGCTGTATCTCCTACAGGGTTGTAGTTTGAACCAATAGCAAATAGTTTTGAACCATTATACCTACCGTTTATCCACCCGGTAGAATAGTAATTACTTTCCTGGACTGAAGCTTCTAAACTTCTTGAAGTAGCATTTTCTAAACTTGCAGTTATTTGTTCTAGGTTATTAGGTTGTAATTGACTCCTATCTCTATCTACTACAAACCTAAAATATGATTTTTTTACTTCTATTGCATTATTTTCATTTGCTTCGTATTGACTTAAATCAATTCTTCCTTCTACAAACGGTTCTAAGAATACAGTTTTATCTACAACATTATTACTTCCTGTGATAAGATTATTAAAGAAAGGATCTCCTTCAGTATATGTTGAAGCACTAAGTAAAAGGCCGTCATGATCTTGAGCTTCTAATCTACCAAATTGTATAAAGTAGTATCCGGTTTTTCGAGTAAGGTTAAGGTCTTTAAAATCTAATCTTGACGGACCTTGAGTTAATTGGCCAGACGACGATTGAAATATAGTTAATTCATTTAACTGATTTAAAGCACCTTCAACGTCAATTGCATTATCACTTTCAAAAGGAATCGATACTGCCCTAATTACATAATCAACTAAAGCTGCTCCAACTATATTAGATGAAGACATAAGTATGTTAATTGACCCGTCAGCTGGTTTTTGATTCGAAAAGTCTAGTAGATTAATTGGCATTACTTAATATTGTGTGTTAGGATTCCGTTTGCATAATAAACGTCATCTGTTTCTACATTTAATTTATATACAGCTCCATTATACGATTCTTCTATTATGGATGTTATTTCAATTTCTTCTCCTGCAGCATTCATAAACTTATCTCCAAGCTGTAGTTCAGTAGCATATTTAATTATCCACTCACTACCTCTTTTTACTATATGTAAATGAGCTTTAGTAGTTTTTAATAAACCGTTATTAAAGTTCCATACATACTCTGGGTTTGATGATGTATTGTTTATTACTTCAGCCTCTGTAGCTGTTCCGTCTATACTTTCGTTAGACCATGCTCTTAAAGTATCAGCATTATCTGAATCTACTAATGTAGGAATATTTTTAGATAAAATTTTATCTCCTACTGATAGGTTTTCTACTGCTGTTGTTGTTCCATCTGCTTTTGTAATCATAGTTCCTGCTACAACGCATAAATCTTGACAATCAGCTGCTGATGATACGTATCCGTAAGTACTTATCGTAAGTGCATCCCCAATACCAGTTCCGAATCGTAATGCATAATAACCTGATGATAAATATCCGGTACCGGTTGCAGAAGTATATATTCTATCTCCTTGTACAGGATTAGTTCCAGAACCATCATGATAATATGTAGAATAAGATCCTCCATTACAAGCAGCTAATAAAGTTCCTCCAGAAAACATTTGTACAGCAGTTCTTACGATCGGTGATCTAGTAGGTGTTACAGTAGGTGATGGTGTTGCACTAGGTGATGGAGTACTACTAACTGATACACTAGGAGTTACTGATGGAGTAACGGATGGTGTTACTGACTTACTAGGAGTTTTACTCGGTGTTACAGAAGGTGTGCTCTGTGGTGTTACAGATACCGAAGGCGTTTTACTCGGTGTTACTGACGGAGTAATAGAAGGTGTTGATGATACACCTGGTGTAGAACTTACCGTAATAGATGGTGTAATTGATGGAGTAACAGATACACTTGGTGTTTTACTTGGAGTAACGCTAGGGGTTACTGATGGTGTAACTGATGGAGTAACAGAAGCACTAGGTGTTTTAGATGGTGTAGCTGATGGTGTTTTTGTTGGTGTTATTGACACACTAGGTGTTTTACTTGGAGTAATAGATACCGAAGGGGTAACTGATACTGATGGGGTAGCTGAAGGTGTAACTGATACAGAAGGAGTTGGTGGTATAAAATTAAAGTTATTTGTACACTCGTTTACACTTCTAAATATAAAAGTATTTACTCCTTGCCCTGAGGTTAGCGTAACTCCTCCGTTTAAATCATCTTTACCTAATACATTTTTATAAGTAGTACTGTTTAAAGTAACACTTCCTGTTAAAAGAGAAGTACCAGTATACTCATCTACTATATCTGCATATTCACCATTAGCTGATGCTGTATAGTCCCAGCCTCCTCCAGTTTCTGCAGCTGCATTAGGTCCTAAAATTTTATTTGCTTGAATTTCGGAGTTACAATATACAAAGAAAGGACCTGCATCCTGAATAGCACCTTGAGTACTACCGGTTGGGGTATCTTTAAATCCTATTACCTTATATTGAAATCCTAAAAAGCCCATTATATTTTATTATAAATATTTAAGTTAACATATATTTTTCTATTTTCCAACTTTTTCATATTAAATCATACACATCATTGATGAACCAAAACTTGATCCATTCCAATACATTACTTTTGGTCCATTACTAAACCACCTAGCAGAAGGATAAGAAGTACTATTAGATAGTCTCCATATATAATTCGCTGATATAAAACTACTTGTATCAGTATACCACGTACTTGGTGATGAAGACTGTGCAGCACAAGCCGATGTTTCGTCAGCTCCCCACCCTAACGTCTGTGCATATCTAGTACCTATCGGTGAATTAGATGGTGTTATCGAAGGAGTTTTCGATGGAGTTACCGAAGGTGTAGTACTAGGAGTTGCAGATGGAGTAACAGAAGCACTAGGAGTTTTACTTGGAGTAACTGATGGTGTAACCGAAGGTGTTACGCTAGGGGTAACAGAAGCACTTGGTGTTTTAGACGGTGTTACGCTAGGAGTAACTGATGCGCTAGGTGTTTTAGACGGCGTTACTGAAGGAGTTACAGACGGTGTAACTGAAGGAGTAACAGATGCACTAGGAGTTACCGAAGGAGTTACCGAAGGAGTAACAGATGCACTAGGAGTCTTAGATGGTGTTACTGATGCACTAGGAGTTTTACTTGGTGTTACCGAAGGTGTTACTGAAGCACTTGGTGTCTTAGATGGTGTTACCGAAGGTGTTACAGACGGCGTAACAGAAGCACTAGGTGTCTTAGATGGTGTAACAGACGGTGTAACAGAAGCACTTGGTGTTACTGATGGGGTTATCGAAGGAGTAACTGATACCGATGCTGTCTTAGATGGTGTTACTGATACTGATGCTGTTTTAGATGGTGTTACTGATGGTGTTGCTGAAGGCGTCTTAGATGGTGTTATACTAGGAGTAATTGACGGTGTTACTGATACTGATGGAGTAACAGAAGGCGTCGAAGATATTACCGGTGTAACAGAAACAGATGGTGTAGCGCTAGGAGTAACAGAAGGTGTTACTGATGGCGGTACAAATAATCTAACTTCAAAGTTACAATCAAATGACATATCAAATACTGATATATCAAATATTAAATTTTTACCAGACTGCTTTTTAAATGTATTATCTCTACTTATATCTTGTTGAGCAGCTATAATTAATGAACCACTTAATTCACCATCGAAAGTAGGACTTTCATCATCTATAATTTTTAATGCTGAACCTGATTTTGTAGGTACAAACTTATTATATGCAGTTGTGCTATTAAAAGAATATTTATCTCCTATATCATAAAGACCTGCTGATCCTGCTGATGCAGATACTATTTCGATAGAGCCTGTGTAGTCTCTTTGTTCAAATGAACCAGATACTAATTTAGCTTTACTCCTATTTAATACGTTTGGTTTGATTATTACTCCTACAGAAGCATTAGCTCTTGCAGGTATATAATCTTTAATAGATTTAAATAAAGTATTATCAAAAAATCTTATTAATGATACAAAGTCTTTTAAATCATATTTACTGTTATCTTTAGTATAGTCTTCTAATAGGGGTTTCAAACCTGAATATGAACTATTATGACTATCGTCTGGTGCTCCTATATAATCGTCTATATTTATACCTCCAGCAGCTGATGCTGAAAAGTGTATTTGAGTATTTATATTATCTGTTGGAGAAAAACCTACTTCTAAAGTATGTCTACCTGGTGATCTTTTATATATTTTTCTTCTTATGGTTCTATTAGCTAATAATGCATCTCCTTCTGCTAATGAACCGGTTACGTCTACCGTAACTCTATCTAAAGAGGTTAAGCTTTTATCTTCTATGTCTATACTACCGCCCATATTAGGATGATTACCGCAGTAGTAATATAGGGTATCCGGAGCTGTTTGAGAGACTAAAAAAGTATATTTTAAATCTGTACCTAAGGTTCCTCCATTGTCTGACCATCCATTAGTATATTGATCTCCTGAGTTGTGCTCACCATCAGAGGTTGTTGATAAACGGATAGGATGAGTACCATTAGTACTATCAGATTGATTAAATGTATAAGTATGTCCTCTTAATAAAGTTAGAGTTTCTTGCAATACTCCGTCTATATAATATCTATTACCTGCTCCTGGGTTATCAACTGTTATAGTGTATTCTCTATCTAATGATCCTGTTATATGTTCAGATGGAGATAAATAAACGTTTTGTTCTCTATCTATATCACCATCAATATTAATAGTTAATATATCAGAAGGTACTCCATAACAGTTTATTAATGCTCTTAAACCTCTTTCAGTTCCTTTAGCTTTAGTTATATAAGGAAGGTTATGATAAATTCTTTTATATACTTCTTGTATATATGATTTTTTAGGCATAGGCTGTAAAAAGGCCTGAGGTCCGGATGATGCTGTAACGTGTGTAGTACTGCCTGATGTGTATTCCTGTCCTGTAAAATATGAGAATAGGTTTTCTAAAGTTTCATTACTAGAATATAATTTAACACCGAATCCTTTTAGTGCTTCTCCAACTAAATCTCTAGATATTCCATGATTTAATCTATTATCATTATCATATTTATCAGACAGTGCTCTTTGGTAAATCCATATATTATCAAAGTGTTGACCTAACATATATGTAAATGTCAGTGCTTCATTATTACTAGTATCTTCTCTTATAAATGCGGGTATAGCGTTAGTAAGTGCATTAAAATTACTTACATCATAATTAGAAGCAGAAGAAACATTATCATTAAACCACGTTGTTGTAGCAGCATTACTGCTTGACATTAAAATATAAGGTCGAGAAGTATTAGATTTAGGCCAGGAATAGCTTCCGCTTTCATAATATAGAAATCTATCGTAGTGATCAAAGTTATCTACTACTCCCGAGATAAGTCCTTCATAGTATTCTATACTACCGGTTACGTCTGCGTTATTACTTCCCTGTGCTTTTAGCGTTGCTACACTACTGCTATATCCTTCTACTAATTGTAGTTTATATTTAAAGTTTCTTAATCTTTCCTCAGCTGATCCAAAGTGTACAAAGTTTTCATAATCCTCATGATCTATACTTATAGATGAACCACTTTCATTAGCCATCGACATTAGTTCATAATAAGAACTACTTACAGGGTAACTAAATAGTTCGTTAAAATTATAATACGGACTAGGAGTTCCTTGCTCATCATCTGTATCTACTTGATAATTAGGTCCTGCTAAGCTTTCAAATACTTCAGGATCTACTATTGTTTCCGCAGTTACTTCGTACGCTTGACTATCACTTATTATATCAATAATAGTTAATAGATCTTTTCTTTTTATAGATTTAGGTAAAGGTTCGTATAATTTTACTAATACGGCTGTTTGACCTTTATATTGCTGGGAGCTAATATTAACTCCTATGGCTAGTTTATTTTCTAAAAAGTTTAACCTAAAATCACTAAAATAAGATTCACTATTTATAGAGGCTTCTATATTACTAGTTACTCTAGATATAAAACCATCTGATAGTTCTGGTGTTAAAAGTCTTAACTCCGTTCTGTCTTTTGAGATAGTCTCTATATAAAATCTTGGTTGATTAGTTCTTCTGCTATATAGGTTATTTACAAAGTTATAAACCAGTCTGATATCTCCTGAGTTATAGCCTAATTCAATAGCATCTTGTACCGGATCTATTTCTATTCTTGACTCGCCAGACTTACCTGCTCCTGCTGCTGTAGCTAAAAACGAGTATCCTTTGTAATTATAAGATGATTTTAAGAGAACACCTGTAAGGTCATAAGCATGGACTTCCATGTTATTAACCCCTGTTTTAAATGTATTAGCTAGAGTAAAATCACCGACCAGTCTTATATCACTTTCATTATATAAGTCTATACCTGTTACTTGTTCAGGAAATAGTGAAACTACATTATACTCTATTTTAGCCATTTACCTTTTATTAGCCGGTTGTATTATTATTTGTTGGTTGGAAACTGTTTGCCTTTTCAAGCTCAAGTCTCAATATATCTTCATTAGAATCTACTAATTGAGCTCTAAGGTTAGCAATTTCATCTAAAAGCGGCTGTAATTGGTCATCTGTTTCATCAAGATCCACAAGTTCTGAGCTTCTTCTAATTAAGTATTCATGAGAAGAATTAGAGTTTCTTAATGGTATCTCTAAATAAAGTTTATTATACAACCTAAAAAATTCTGCTACAGTATCAGTATCAACTAATTCTATAGGAGGAACAAACGTTTTAAAGTTTCTATCTACTACTCTTTCGAATTCAGTTCTGTTAAATACAGTTTTTTGTATATTAATTTCAGCCATTTTGAGTTACTTTAAAAATATTATCATTATCTATAACTACTTCACTTCCGTCTAAAGATGAACTAACTAATATTTTGTAATATCTTTGAGGTTGTAAAGTATCCATATATAAATCAAAATAACTTCCATTACTATCACAACTAATCTTAGTATGTGTACTATTAAAGTCCACTACCATTTCATCTGTAAAATCATCTTTAATTCCATAATAAGAGTTTTCTGGTAGTGCTAGATTAGTGTTATAAATAGAAGCTGTAGTAAATGTTCTAGTAGGGTACTTTTGTTTAGCTGTTAGTCTAAATCTTTGTTTGCTAACATTTTTATATGTACCTCTATTATTTTTTATTCCTATAGTAGCTACATCAGTACCTAATACAGATAATGACCCAGTACTATATGATGAATCATCCCAAGCTATTTCTAGATAAGGAGAATATATAGTATTCGTGTCTCTGCTATAATATCTTAGTTTAATAGATGAAGTAGTTTCAAACTCGTATTCATCTGCTAATTTTACTATAAAACCATAATTATCTATAGATTCAGAGTGTATTAATTTTACTGCGTTAGTTACGTCTATTGACATATCTAAATCACTATATAAAGGATATGATTGAGTTGTCTGCAGATCTAGCCCTAAAGATCCTGTATACCAATGTCCTCCTCCTGCGGCTGCTCCTGTATTACTACCTGAGAAAGAACCGGTTGTAAAACTAGGATAAGAGCTTACAGTCCATGCATTAGTTGCCCCGTCTGATCTATGTTTCCAAGTACATCCGCTGTTATTTACAGGATCATCATAATACTTACCTAAACCATTATCCCATGATACAGCTAGTGGAAATGATTCTATACTTATATTATCTTTTAATTCTGTTGCATCTGCAAGAAAGTAGTTTAGACTTGCTGAAAATCCACCTGTTACTTTACCGTTAAGGGTACTTTGTATTTCAGATAGACTATATTGAGTCAATATTCTAGAAGCTTTACCTTCCTGATTAACAGGGAATCCGCCAATTTCAGCGATTTCATCTCTACCAGCATTTGAACCTGATCGTTCAGAGCTTATAAAGGTGTCTTTTTCTGGGTATAGTCTAAATATTGCCATCTTATACTGTTGTTATTCTTCCTTTTATGTCCGAATTAGGATATTTTATTTCAAATATACAAGGATCATATGAAGGATATATTACGTTGTTTCTTAAAGCTGAGTTTACATCGTATTCGTATTTAGAATATACTCCGCCAACTTTATTTACTATCTCTATTTTCTGTACTGTTTGTACTCCTTTTACCTTATCAAGCAATGTATTCATTTTAGAAAGGTTTATAGGTTGATTTATATTTCTATTTTCTATTGCCATATATGATTTTATAGCATTAGTACAGTTAAGTAGTACTTGTCTACCTGTATGATTAGGTAAAGCTAATACTTCAAAGTTTATACCTATATTAACTATAAATGCATCTTTAATATTTACTGAGTCAGTAATTAGCATATATTGTGATAAGTATTTCTTAAGATTTTCTTTTAGGTTTTGAGTAGATGTTATCAACTTACCATTATTATCGTAAGCTAAAACATACATTGATAATGCAAATGGATTATTATTTACTAAGCTTGTTGTAGCTTCATCTTGAGTAGCTTCATCTTGGGTAATAAACGTTTTAGCTACACTACCAAATCTAGCAGGTAAAGAGTTAGCTCTAACGCTATAATCTTGTAATGTTACCGCTCTTCCCTGTTCACCGAAAGCTCTCATAGCATTTTCTCTTATTTCTTGAGTACTATCTCCGTCTTTACCTCCAGTAGCGGCTAAAGGATTAGTAAACGATAATGTATTAACATAAGTATCGTCCGTAGCACTTGTAGTGACTGCTTTGGTTGTTGTAATTGTATTAGCAGGTACGTTAGATACTATGCCTCCTCCTTTTAAATATTTTATAGTTAACGTAGTATTTGATGGAGCTAAGCCATAAGTACCGGTAAATAAGAAGTTTGAAGGATCATAAGAGTGATCCATTCTACTTATACCTTCTGCATTACCAACACCTACGTTATTGGGATTAGGTGTAATAGAAACATCTTCAGAAGGACTTACTCCTGCACCAAATTGTAGTTGTAAATTACCTTGAGAATTAAATCTAGTAACAAATCTTCTAGGCACTTTTCTTAATACTAATTTATGAGATACTCTATTACTGTCTGAGTCTGTGTTAGCTTCGTCGTCAAATATAGTTTCTTGTCCTAAGTAAGGTACTTCGTAATAAACGTTACTATTAGTATCAGTAACTGACAGTATTCCGACTATATTACTATCGTCTACCGTAATAGTTTTAAATTTTTCTGCATTTCCAATAGCAACTGTTGTTGTTAATACTTCTCCTGAAAATGCTTTTGCTTTCTTTTTTAATGTATATTGAGCTGGATTACCTGACTCTACAGAATGTACTGTAATATCAGTTGGATCTAATGAACTAGAAAAAGAAAAGTCTACTGATTTATCTATTATAAAGTCCGGTTGCCCTGATACATTAGCGGTTAATTGTGCGTCTTCACTTATTAATATTGCTTGATTAAAGTTAGGTTGGTAATTATCGCCGGATGCTAATGCTGCTACTTGTTGAGATACTTCTATTTCAACTTCTGATACTGTGGTAACTTTTGGTCTATACCCTAACATGTATGCTAACGAATATAAATTCTCAGGGTTTTTAGCATGTTGTATAAATGTTTCTTGTAGTTGTATATCTTGATAAAAAGATAATACATCACCAACATAAGATGCCATCTCTATAAACATCATACCTGGAGAGGTAGGAGAGAAATCGTTATACGAATCAGGATAGTAGTTTTTTGCAAACTCTACTAACTGGTTTTTAAAGTCAGCAAAATTCCTGTTTACGTATTTTATATCTTTAGTTTTTGCCATTATTGTTCAAAATTAATATTTAGAAAATCTTCTATACCAGTTTCAGCTATTTGGTAGCTCATACTAAAATTTACTGAGTTATTATCAGGATCTGCTGTTGTAGAAATTTTACTTGGTATAACCGCTGGGAAGTAGTTTCTTAACGAAGATCTTACTTCTTGGTCTATTTGTTCTATTTTTTCTTCAGTTATATTATCAAATAGAAGATTTCTTAATCCTGTGCCTAAACCAGGGCTAAAGAATCTTTCTCCTCTACCAGTTAAGAAAAAATTAATTATATTATTTTTTATAGCATCTTTTGTAGTATATGTAGAGTTAAACACAGCTTGACCGCTAAACGGTAGAGAGATCCCTACAGCTTTTCTAGGCTGTCTATCTAGTGGATTAATTCTTTTTACTTCAAATGCCATATTATGTTAATTGTCTACTACTTTTTTTATTAGCTAAATCTAATATATCTTTAGCTTTACCTACAAATTCTAATTTACTTATATCTATACCCGGCTCTGGTCCGCTGTTCATACCCATTCCAGATGCCATTCTATTTGCTGTGGAAGGCTGTCCTCCCATTATATTATTAGCATCTTCTTTTGTCATAGTATTCATAGTCTGGTTTAGCATCTCTGTTATAGGAGTCAAATTCTTTTTATTAGTCTCATTTAACTTAGGATCTACCGACCATTTTCTAGTTTTAGTGTCTGCTTTCTTGTAACCACTCGTTTCAGGTTTACTGGCAAACTTAACTGCCTCATTTAAAATGTCTTTCAACTCGTCCTGGACGGCTGCTCTGACTTCTTCTCTTATTATTTTTCGTAAACTATCTAGTTTCATAATTATAAATATCCTTTATTACAATAATGCTAGCTGAGTATTCAATCTTACTTTCATATCATCTAATATTATTCTTGGTTTTGGTGTAAAAGTTTCAGGGGATGTTAATACTACTGCACTAGGGTCCCCATTATTCCACAATTGTGCAGTACCAAATCTTCTTTGAGCTATAAGAGGTGATGTTGGATCATCTTGTACTCTTAATAAATATACGTTACCATCCAGAGCTGTAAATAATTCTGAGTTTGGAGGCAGTCCATCTACTCCTGTTGCATCTCCTGTATTAAGAGGTAATCCATCAGGTCCTATTAAACCATCTTCTCCACTACCGCCATCTACGTCTGGGTTAGTACTATTATCAAAATCTCCTTCGATTGCTCTTCTTCTCAATCTACTTTTTATACCTTCCGGTATAAGATCTGATTGATTCATTTCATCGAATATATCAAGTATGTCCAGCATAGCATCGTCAAATCCATCACCAGTACCTCCATCTAATTCACTTTGTATAAGTCCTAACGCGTCTGCTAATGTATCTTCTAATTCATTTAATAGGTCATTTAATTCAGGATCTATTTCTTCATCAGGGTCTATACCATTTAAAACTTCACAATATGCTCCAGCAAAAGCACATACCTCGTTAATCTTATCTAGTACAGACATAGCTGGTACTAGTGCTGCTTGAAGGGTAGCTACTAGGGTTTGTATTGCTTGAACTATCTTAGTTATTTTTTCTACTATTTTATTTACTTTAGCTCTAATATTACTAAGCGCAGTTGTTACACTTACCGGTATACCTATACCAGGAGGAACCGATTGAGGTAAAGGAATACTTAATACTACATTAACTATTCTTAACAGCCTCGAAATAGGTCCTAAAAGCCTCTGAGCTGTACCTAGTAATTTAGTTGCGGTATCTCCTATCTTACCTGCAAAATCATTTAGTCTATCTTGTAAGGAGCTTACAGAATCCATTCTTTCACATATAGACGGTGATACTTTTTCTGTTATTGCTCCTGTTGCTACCTGGAGTATAACTGCTTTCATTTTATTAAGTATAACCTGTTTAGATTCTTTAAATTTAGATACTATATTACCTTTAGCTCTACCTATAGCTACACCTATCTTTTCTTTAAGATTAGTTTTTTCCATACCCGAACTGTCCGGCTGGGTACCGATTGGCGGGGTATTTTCAGTTGACTGTAATCCTGGTTGATCTGCCATTATACTCTTCTATTACGTAGATTAGGTTCTAAGAAAATATTTTCTGAAAGAGCTGTTTCTTGATCTTTCTCTAATCTTTCTAATTCAGCTTTTATTGCATTAGCTGCTGATATTTGTTTAGGTATCCAAGTTGAGGGTAAATGTGGTTGAGCCATCGAATCAACTAAACTATATAAAGCAGCTATTAAATCTTTTTGTAACGTTACCATGGTTCTACCTAGTATAGCAGGTTCAGCAATCTGTGCTTGTGAAGAACCTTTTGTTGCGTTACGTAATCTAAGCGCGTTAATACCTATGTATATTTTTTGGGCACTTATAATTACTTTATTATCGTCTCCTCTACCATCTATATTTACGGAATTAGCAGATATACCAACTGCTTCATTACCTGATATAAGTATTGAATCTTCTTTAGAGTTTAATACTATTCTATCTGAGTTAATTACTGCTTGAGATCCAGAGTATATATTTAGTTCTGCTGGTGGTACTATTAGTCTGTTTTCAGGGTCTTCTTGGTCGCTATCGATAAAAGATGCTCCTATAAAGCTTATATTATCTTCTGAAGATGCTGATAAAGGTAGAGCATGTGCTTCAGTTAAATAAATAGATGTTGGGTCTTCGTTTATATCCTCTAATACCGGGGTATACCCATCTCCTGTTTCTTTTTGTCCATTCCTTATAATAGTAAGAGCTTTCATGTTATTGCTCTCTTCTATTTCTTCTCCACTGGTTCTTTCTATAATATAAGGATTATTAGGTGATTTAGCTCCTGTAAATCTAATAGAGGATCCAAATCTTGATTCAATCATAGTATCTCCTGGGAATGGTAGTAGTGGTGCTAGTACGGCCGAATCTATGAAAAAATTATTTTCTTCTGCTTTTGGATATTCAGATACATTAGAATCAGGGTGAGGGTTCCAGTGTGGGTGATTCCATATCGATAAAGGTATATCATAGTAGGTTTTAGATGTATCTGAGCTATCTACCTGTTCTTGAGATATGGGTCCTATACAGATGTATACTATTTCTTGTAATAAAGGAAATGTAATAAAGTTTCTGCTTTTAGGATACGCTTTACCTAACTTATCTACTCTATTTTGTAATCCTGAATCTCCTAATATTCTGTATCTAATTGCTCCTATATCACTATATCCAGTAAAAGACGGGTGTCTTTCATCCAGTATTACGTCCATAACTCTTGCTGGTACTATTCCTGGTGGAGAATCTATTTGGACTTTACTTGGTGATGTAGGATAAAACGGATTATTACTCATTACTTTCTTCTTCTTCTGGGTTAGCTTTGTCTTCTACTTCAGTTAACTCCGAAGCTTCTAGTAAATCAGCTAGTTCAGAAGGGTCGAAGAAGTCAGCTCCGTCACCTTTACTAGCAGCTGATTCTATTCTCTGTATTATAGCTGCCATTTTTATAAGGTGTTCATCATTTTTTACTCCTATTTCCATATACTCTTTAATCATAGGTACTACTAAAGTAGCATCTCCTATATTCTCTATTAAAGGTTTAAGTTCTCCAATAAGAGAGCTTACTTGATTTCGAGTACTGCTAGAGTTATTATGTATTTCTTCTAATAAATCAGATAAAGTCTTATCTTTAAATATGGTTTTATCTAAGGCCATAGTTTTTTTATTATAAATAGACTATTTAACGTAATTTATATTATGAATAATAAGTCCTTGATCTTCATACTGCTGAAATAGTTCGTAAAACTCTATTTTTAGTTTAGATATTACTCTAGTAAGGTGAGGAGTTTCACAATCAGTCATTTCTCTAATGTAAATATAAAGAGCTTTTTTCTTAAATATACCTATATCGTTTCTAGTTTTAAATATAGTAAGTACAGCATCTGCTACTTTTAACTCGCTTTCTTTAGAAAACAAGGTATCTATCTTATCATAGGTTTTATCTACGAATAAATCTATAAACTGACCTAAAGTTAAGGCATCTTCATGGTACGGGTCTTGGGTTTTACCGTAAATTCTATCTGTATCATCAACATTATGCTCTAAATCTTTGAAGTCTCCATGCTGTAATAGCTTTTTATAGTTTTTATTATTGTAGTTAATTAACCATCTCTTAACGATAGTACCAAAATACGAGTAAGCTTTAGCACCATAGGTGGGATCAAACTTCATAATCTTCTCTTCTAGTAAAACAGTAACGATCACATGCTTTAAATCCTCAATATCAGGTACGTCAGTATAATAAAACTTAAATGTGTGTATTATATTCTCTGCTAGCTTGTAAAAAGGGTAATAAATGTGGTCGGTGAAGATTTTTGCTCGGTAATCTGAGTCAGTACTCTCGTTATATCTTACTATATACTCTTCGGTTTCTTTTGTAAAGTAGTTAGCTTTGCTTTTTGCTCTGCCCATATTCGTTGGTTACTTGGAACTTATTAAGTTCATCTTGTACAGTTTTTAGTTGATTAAAAAAGTAACCGGTCTCGTCATCTGATTGGAATGCTCCTTTGGAATCGAGTTCTTTTAAGTGGGCTTGTGATTGATTTATTGTATCTGATAGATTTGTAATGAATTTTGCCTGTTCTTCAACTGCATCTTCATACTTTTCCACTCTTACTAACAGATTTCTTATAAAAAATCCTGAAATTGCTATTATTAAGCCTAAGGCACAATAAATTACTATAGGATCTGCCATAATTATAGTTTTTTTAATGTTTTTAATAGTCCTTCCGAAGAATTTACTCTTTTTCCTGTGGAACTACTTGTTTTTTTGACTTTAGGAGTAGTACTCCCCTTACTAGCTAACCATTTATCATATTCTACCTTGGAAGCAAGGAAGTCTGCGCAGTGTAATACGTTAACTATAGATGTTTTCATCCTAGAGTTGGGGTTATTACTAAAAAAGTAAGGTTTATTACCGTCTGCAAATACTCCATCGTGGCATTTTATAGCTAAATACTCTTTTTCTGTGATTTTTATACCATACTGCTGTAGTGTATAAAGAGATCTATCTGGGACTAACATAAATGTAAGGTCACCATTAGGGGTATACATCTCTTGTAGCTTATCTTGCCTCCATTTGTCGGTCTGAGGTAAGTAAGATGCTTGATCTTTGGTACCAATTTTACCTAAATCATGGAATAGACCTGCAAATACAAGTTCTTCCATAGTAAAATCAATAGTCCCACCCATTTCTTCATAAAGTCTGGATTGTTTAACGGCATATTGAACTACTCTATTAACATGATCTACGTATCCGCCTGGAAATGCATTATGGTACCAAGTTTTTCCACTAGCAGGTGCCATAACATAGGTATCGGCAAGATCCTCAAGCATGATATTTACGTCATTCTTACGATCTCCTATATACTTGTCTACTATCTTTAAATGTAGATCCCAATTTTTTTGAATTTGTTCTGCTGTTAAGCTCATATATTATAAATTACGAATTAAAATTTTAATTTCCAACTAATCGAATACAATTATCCTCGCTTGGTGTAACTAATTTCTATTTCTTAATACTTTATATATAATTTCATATAATCTTTTCTATATATTCTTTATATAAATCTTATATATTATAGAAGTTAGTGTTTTTTTTGCAGAATGGCAACTATTCTACAATAAATTTTTCTACGTACCCTTCTTTTTCAATAAAAGTATTACCAAACTCCCACATAACTTTCATATAAAGCGATATAGTATCACCTACTAATTCGGGAGGAAAAGGTCCAACTGTTCTTCTACTTGTATAGTTATTCTCATTTTCATTAAAATATATTCTAGTATTATTCTGAACTATAGGGAGAATAGTACCTTCGAATTGGTTTAAATATACGATAGTATCTCTAACTGGTATAGGAGTACCTTGATAATCCTCTAAACCATTATAAGGACTATATAAAGGTATAGTAAAAGCTATTGAATCTCCAAGCACCCAATAGGTATCTGTATCAAATCTAGCACTAACTATACTACTTTCTACTTTATCTGCTATAACATCTACTGAGAAGTATGGATAATACTCCTGATTCCAATCTAGATCTATATGATAGTAACCATTTTCATCCTGTTCGGAAGGAAATACCATAGTAGCTTCCGGATCTATATATAAGTTATCTTCTTCTGGAGAACAACTAAATATAAATATCATTAAGAAAAATATGAATATGTAAAATATTAATTCAACAATAAACTTCATTATTCTTAAAAAACAACCCGTATCATGACTATTCCATTTATCAATCATTTCTATAAGCATATTTATGAGTATCTGGGTATATAGTATACATGTTATCTTTGTAAGAAGAACTTTCAAAAATAAACATAACTAACTCCTCTATTTCAACCTCCTGTGGTGAATCACACTCTTGGTATTCTCTTTTTACTTCTAAAAGTAGCCCTTCGAAGTCATCCGTAGATAGAGATTTATCTACATAATTTTGCTTTAAGATATCTTTTACTTCATCTTTTAGCCAAACATCAAAATTTATATTTATCATAACCTTAATTTATTACATAAATATACGAACTTTCCGGCAGATTTCCAACTAATTCACCAAGTTTTTTTAGTAATATGCTCATAAACTACCTTAGCTAACTCTAAATGATCACCAGAATTAGGATGAGCTCCAGTATAACCCGTATTAGTACCAGTAAGAAAGCTTCTTAGACTAGTAGAACCGTTAGGAAATACAATTAAGTCTCTATGTCTTATCTCTCCTTTAAATTTTTGAGACTTAAAATCTAAATTATTCTCATCTCTATATTTGCCGTATGTATTAAAAGATGATAGATCTACAAGATTATTTACGAAAACTATCTTCACCTTATTAACCTGACAATAACAAGATAAAAGCTCTATCTGATGTAATAAATCTTGTTCTAATATATCTATTTCTGAAAAGTACTTTATATGAGTTTTCCAGTAATGATCCCACCAATCTTTCTCTATATAAGGAAACCTCTCCTTTCTATAGAAATCCAGACCGGACTCTGCACCTCCTCCTCCTTCTATAATCATATCTTTATTTATAGAAAACATCATATCAGCTATATGTATAGCCTCCCACCTTTTATATTCCACATTATATCTATCTTCTCTTAATAGCTCGGTAAGACCTACCACTAATACCCTATCATAAGGACCATGAGTTTGCCCAGATGATTCTAACCAGTGCATAGCCTTCCTAAAGATACCGCTATTACTATCTCCTCTTACAGATAAATTAACTGATTCAGCACCGCATTTAGTTGCAATAAACTTTTCAAAGGTATTATTCCTATAGTGCGCAATATTCTCTTTACCCCCTAAAAGAAGCTTTTTATAATGTTTAGCATGTTCAGGAGCATAGTTGGTCCTATTAATTTCTTCTCCTTCTGTAGCAGAATGAAAAAAAGAACAACCTACAGCACATATAACGTTAAAATCTTTATTCATAAGAAGTGGGGGCGGTTAGGGGGTTTATTAACAGCGTAGCTCGCCGCGCAAAAGCGCGCAAAGTTGCACCGAAAAATTTATGTTCTATTAAGTAAGGATTGTATATCATAATCAGATAACTCTAGTGTATGCAAAGGCCCATCAGATAATAGGCATGCATCTATATATTTTTTTATAACGGCACATCTTTCGTACTCTTCTCTATTCTCGAAATAGCCTCTTAGGCCATCTAGCATATTAAGTAATTTAGTATAATCGTGTTCTTTAGCGGCCTTCTCTATACTGGGCGTTTCTACGAGATCAATTCTTTTAAGGCTATTGACGAGTTTTACGAAGTATTTGTGTTTAATCTTAGACTTTACTTGGGTGTACTGAGAGCCGTATTGTTCGGATTGAATTTGATTAAGAATGTAATAGTTTTCAAAAGCTTTGATAAAGTCTCCTAATACATAAGAAGCGTTATTGAACTTGATTATGACATCATGCTCTTTATATACCTCTTTATCTTCTTTATTAAATATATCAAAGATACTCTTATTTAACTTCTTCATTCTAGTTCTATATCTCTTTAATAAATAGTTGGTATTCTGAAAGATATTTCTTATATTAATATATATACTGATAATTATATGTTCGATAATATTAAAATAATAGCTCTAGGCCACGGGTTCTTATTAGGTATGCAATATTTCGCACCTTATGAAACAGATGAAGATGATCTCCACGAGTTAAATATATACTTGTTCTTATTCTGTATCTCATTAAGATGGAAATAAACCCTATATAGAGAAATTTTGCTAAAAAATTTTTTCATATATTTAGTAAAAACTGGGTAAATAACTATATCGAAATCTACCCATAGAGTCATCAGTACTATAAAGGATATTATAATGGCTATAGATAATAGTTTATATGTAGGTTTATTAGAAGAAAAGCAGCAATGGTCTGATAAACTAGATTTAGCCTTAGATGATGAAAACTATAGATTATGTGCTTTATATAGAGATAAGATAAAAGCTATAGATAAGAAGATTATGAATATTATATATCCTACTAATAATTTAATAAGATGATACCAAAAATGATACCATATTTAGAATTAGACCTTAATCCCACCGTATTAGAAGAAGGCATAGTAGTTACTATATGCTTTGCATTACTGATGTGGGGTTTATTTGATATATTTTATAATGAAAGATAAGAATACCATAGGAGATAGCCTTAGAAGAGGATTTATCTTTGCTACTATAGTACTAATAGCTACGATGATATATAAATATATATACTCTATACTCTAGAAGTTAGCAGAGAGATATTCTTAGGTATGGGCAAGCCAGGCATACTACGTACCGGTAAGGGAACTATACTGTCAGTGTTATATAAGGGTGATGTCTAGGTACAGGCAGTTTGACCTAGCATGGACATCCAATCCATAGAGCCATATATAATAATATGCCTACTATAGATAGAAAGATTATACTCTTAATAGCCTCTATAGGATTATCTATTATAGCTCTGATAGCATCTCTATTAAACTCATACCACTCTCTCATATATATTATTTATTTATTATAGTATTCTGGAACGTTATGCACTCTATATACTATATCCTTTAGTCTATCTATACTATCCATAAGCCTATTACTAGGCCTATCATCGTACATTCCTTCTAGATTAAGCAAGATCGGCATAAGATCCTGATATAGTTTATCATTATCCATGTGTATATAACCTTTATTTATACTTAAATATACGAACTTTTCTGGTAAGATCCAACTGTTTTAACGGTTATTTTCTTGCCTATATAGAAAAAAAGTAGGAGGGAGGTAGGCAGGCCTGATTAAATACCTTATCTTTTCATACGCTAATACGTCTATCTTATATACAACCTATATATTTTTATATGTTTATATGTGTATATCTTTATATTAATATATACTTATATCTTATTACATATACGTTAAGTGATATAGTATCTTATAGCCCTTTATCTCCCTATCATAGGTAATGTCTCCTATAGTATCTTATGTTGTTTAGTATCGAGTAGTAGCCTCAGTCATCCATACCTCAGAGACACGATAAGTACTTTGATTTAATTGTCCATATTAGAGATTGGATAGTAAGAAAGGTAGGACTATTCATCAATTTTGCGCGTGGCACCTTCGGTGGAGAGAGAGAAACGCCCCCTCACTCCCCCTACAGCAGTCCATCCTCACCCCTCTCATAACACGCCACAAGGCTATATCTAACTCCTGCTTGTAAGGTACACACCTCATGATCTAAAGTAGAATCAAACATCATTCCACTATCTACCCTCTTTGATATATCATATGGTTTATCTTTTATATCATATACTATAGTATTACCTCCTCTATATGTAGATGGATCACTCAATTGTACTACCAATGATCTAGTTCTTTTAAACGATCTATCGGTATCCCATAGATCATTATGCTTCTTTATATAGTCTCCTACCTTATATCTTATAATATAAAACTCATTTAACTCTTCTCCTCTTACTTTATATTCATCTAGCTTATTAAATACTTCTGTATAACCATGGGCTGGAGTAATAGTTATTATATCTCTATTGAAGATACTTGTGCTATCATTGCTATAGTTTACGCTTTGACTAACTCTTTGTAGCTCACTTATTATTTCTTCTCCTAATATATTATCTAATTCTTTCATAGTTTATAATATAGAACGTTTATCACCCATTTGATCTCTAGTAAGCCATAATACTAAACTATATCTTATTCCTTCTTCTATAGGAGTTACCTCATGTAATAGATTAGCCGGAAACATTATACAACTACCTATCTGTTTACTAGCTTTAAAATAAGCTTTATTATCTTTAATATTATTATATATCAAAAGGTCTCCTCCTTTATAGTTATCTGGATTGCTAAGTTGTATTATTAATGTTTTATATCTATTATTATATCCTTCTCCAACATCTCTATGTCTCTTAAATACATCTCCTTTTTTATATCTAACTAACTTATAATAGACAGGAAGCTTTTGTATTCCTAATTGCTTCTTAAGCTCATATATACTAGAAACAAACTTACCATAATTATATACAGTTTGTTCAGATGATATTCTTTCTTTTGATTCATAATTAAAAGCACCTACCTTACTATTCTTCCAATTATCAGATGCATTATCTAGAATGTCAGCACATTCTTTTTCAGATAGTATTTGTTTTTGTATAACTTCGCTCATTAATGATTCATATATGCTGAAGGAGAAGGTAGTCCTCCGTAGTGGCACCATTCTATTTCTTTATACTTATGATTAGTCATTGCACACCATAAATCATAATCTTCTTGATTAACTCTATAACCCCAATGTAATAACGATTGCTGTATCCTTGGACTAGCCTGCCAATCATTAGCTTCATATATCCTTCTATAGATAAGCTTTCTCCATCTTCCATTCTTACCACAAAAATCTTGCCATCTTCTTATCTGTCTATAATCATCATCACATCTGAGACCCATATCATATTTAATATACCATTCTATCCATCCATAAGGATCTCTCTGACTAAACCAATTCATCTCTTTCCAATAGCTATATGGCATACCACTCCTTACTTTAAATTTATTACGTTTAGGTCTATATGTTGGAGCCATATATAGATCTTTATCTATACCTATAAACATATCTTTTATAGCAGGATCCATTTTCTTTTTAGGTCCAGCGTTAGGACCAAAGTATGATCCTCCCATTATACCTTCTTCAAACATCTCTCTTGGAGTTGTATTAGGATAAAATTCTATCATTTGAACCATTGTATTAGTATATTAATTGATATTAGTATGTTAGTAACTACTGCTTGAATTATAATCAAAGTTCTAAATCTAGCTACTGCATCTGCTTCTCTTTTAGTTTCACCTATCTTTTCACCAAGAGCTCTAGCCCATAATCTCCATAATTTCTTCATCGTCTTAATTTATTGTTTCAAAAAATTTATAAAAGCTAACATTATCATTAAAGAATTCATCTGTTACCCAATCTTGATCTGTATCTTCATGATACCACGTATCAAATGTAAACGTTTTAAACCATTCTGGATTATTAATAGCTATTGGAGTTAATATAGCTTCATGATCTAATAAATGCTCTTTGGTTAAACATTTTTCAGAATTAACTTCAAACTCACTAATTAGATGCTGTATACTATCTTTATATCCTCCGAATAATCCTCCTATAGCATTAGATTTATAAAAATGATAATTATCAAATACTTCATTCATAATCTTATTACTATGGTACTGCGCAGTATTTCTTATATCTAATAACTTATCTCCAACCCACTTATTAATTTTATTAAATAATTCTTTATTATATATCTTATCATAAGTATATTGATATTCACACTCCGCAAAGCCAGTCGCTAATTCTATATTACTATTGTATTTATCTGGGTACAAACCTCTATGTGATAAACCAGCATCTATCCAATAAATGTAATCATACTCAGGCAAATAATTCTCCTTTATAAAACTCATCTTATACTGTCCTAGTTCATAATAACATTTAAACTTATCTAAATGCTTCTCTCTTATTTTAAGAGCTCTTTGATTATGTTCTGAATCTTTTAATTCTCTAACTATTACTTCTATATTACTAACGTTATATTGTGAGAGTTTATCTACTAACAATGAGGATGTAGCAGAACTTGTATAACATTTTATAGGTAAGTTAGACTTACTAATTTGAATAAGAGAATAAACATATCTCCATAATCTAGCATTACCTCCATGAAGATAATAAGGGTGACCTGGTTCAAATGCATATATTCCTGTAACAAGTAATGTATTAGTCACTTATCTTTCTATTTTTTTTAAATATATCAATTAATGTCTGTACGTCTCTTTTTTTATAAAAACGAATATTCTCATAATCAGAGAACTCTACATACCATCCATCTCCTTTTACAGTAGGTAAATCAAAAGCTTTATTAGTATTAGTTACTAACTCTAATCCTGGTTTATCATATTCTTCTTCCCATCCAGAGAAGCCATACTTACCTGCTTCATCTAAAGTAAAAGCATAAAAGTAGTAAGGTTCATCTCCAAAGAAGCCATCTTCATCTAATTGTTCTCTTGAGTATATTACTTTTTCGAATCCTAATGATAATAAATCTTCTTGTGTCATTTTACAAATAACTTTTTACTTTTATCTCTAGCTATTTTATTTAGCTCTTTAATATACATATTCCCTTCTATAAATCTTTTAGATAGCTCATAATATTTTAAAGCATTTAGTAGCTGATTATAATTACAACAGCTTTCTATTACGTTTTTAACTTTAGAATAATATTGCAGCTCTCTCATTTTATTTAGTAATAGAATATATTTTATGTTTAGCTTTCCATTTTTTTATAAAAGACTCTCCACATCCTAATTCAACTATCTCTGCTCCTCTTGGAATGTCTCTAGTTCCTATTCTATTGATCTTATCAATATGAGGACCTCTAAATACTTTCATATACTTTTTAGCTTTCTTTCTTGGTGAAAGCTTATATACTGCTACTACAGTAGGGTTTCTTTGTATCATACTATTAAACTTAAAATAAATAAAACTAACATTATACCAACTAATCCAATCATTGCTCCTACAGCATGACCTTCTACTTGATCTTTTCTTCTACCTTGTCTATATTTTATATCTTCTTCTGTCATAATTTATTTACCTGGGTGTATTATTGTATTTAAATTTTTAGGTGTTACTATATTATTAGTACCATGCATATATAATGGACCATAATAATCTTCAGTCACCATTTCAATATCGAAGAAACCTTTTATTCCTTGCCCAGGTTGTTTTTTAGGTTGAGTGATTCTTCTTTTACCATCGAAAGATCTAAAGTCTCTAGATGTTACTCTGTACCAAGTATCTTTGATACATACTTCTAATACTCCTGCAGTATTAAAATGATTCTCTAACTTTACTGTTTCTCCTCTTTTCTCAGCTGCCATCGTATATTGAAAATTTTTTAGCTCCTCTTGGTGCTCTTATTTTAGCTATACTAATCGCAGTAGCTTCATCTTCTGCTTCTACATCTATGATATCGAAATCGTATCCCATATCTTCTTTACCCATAAAATGCAGGTACCAATACATTACTCTATAACTATGCATATGCTTTTCCTTTAACTTTAATTCTTTTACCATACTTATCTTCCATTTCATAATAGAAATCTATAAGACTATTCGCACCTGAGCGCTCTACTTCCTTATCATAATCTGAAAGCTCCATTTTAAACTCCCAGGTAAATAGTTTCCTTATTTCAGCTAATTTAGCTGCTTCATCTTTAGCGAAGTCTTCTTCTAATCTTTTTTTACGCCCTCTATCAATTGAACATTCTCTACTCCATAAAGCAACATCAACTTCACCATTTTGAGTAGTAGCTTTAAGATACTTATCATTCATAGTATGATATACTAATTCTATTTCAAGTAAGAAAGAACCTTGATCGAAATCACCATTCAGTATTCTATCTCTAAATGGATGCCTGCTACTAAGTTTATTATTCTTTAAGCAGTAACTCCTCCACCACATAAACTTATTATAAGACATCTTATTATAATCAGCAGATAGTTTCTTCTCTATATACTTCCTACTCCACTTAGGTTGAAAAGGTAACTTAGAAGGGTAACTCATCGTTCTTATTTTTATCACTAGGTCTAGATATATCATCTAACTTTTTATAATCAAAGCTAGCGAAAGGCTGCCTACCTATCTCTACTACTTCAGAGTCTTGCACATTAACGATAGCATTTATCTTATCGTTAGCTTTATGAGCTCTTTTTCTAGCCATATAATCATTAGGAGCATAAACGTATGCTTCAAACTTAACTACATATCTATTATCTTTCATATTAAAATAATTCAAGTTGAACAACAGGAGGATTCTGAGTCATTTTATCAACCTTAAACGCACTCGTTACTTTACGAGTAGGTCTAAACTCTTCTCCTCTATTATCTATTAACACACCATCCTTAACAGTAAAAGCATGCTTACTAACTCCTAAGATATAAGTACCTTTAGGGTTATCTTTAATAAAAGACTTTACAGTCTTCATTCTATTTACTAATTCACCATAAAGTTTATACTGATTAGTAATCTTAGATTCACCTAAGACTTGAAGAGCAAACATATCGTCTCCTAGCTCGATTCCATTCTTTTCAACTTTATCTAGAACAGAAGATTCAAATTGAACTCCTTTACCTTTCTTTCTCTTGAAAGTTTTCTTAACGTATTTATGAGCTAGATCATAATCAGAGTCAGTAGCAGCTGCAAGAGCTCTTACAAAACAATCATTCTTTTCAGATTTAGCTAATTTAGAACTATTATAACCTTTAACAGTACTAGTAGATTTTTTAAATTTATTCATAACCTTTTTTCTATTATTTATACTTAAATATACGAATTTTTTTCCAGAATTCCAACTGTTTAAGGGGTTATTTACCCAACCATATTTAATGGTTGAGTATGTAACCAACCTACATTTCTATTAGTATTTAAACTAAAGAATAAAGCATCCATTTGACCACCTCTACGGTTCTTCGAGAAGAAGAAAGCTCTTCCTTCGTCCATAAACTTCATATGAGCCATACCAGTCATCATATGCTTAAACCTATTCGATCCAGCAAACTCACCCATTTTAGTAACCTGCTGAATAACAAGGAAAGCAGTATTTACTTTACCTAAGTTCTCAGCTTTATTATGCTTTTCTAAAAGATTCAATACTTCAGTCTCAGCTCTTTTTACTGACATATTAGTATGAAAGTCTGAAATAGCACCTACAACCTCAGCCATAGAATCAATTAATACAACATCCCATCCTTCAGTTAAAATACTTTTAAGAATTATTAATGGATCTTTTTCGATAAAATCACCCATAAATAAAATACTTAAATCACCAAATTTAGGGAATCTTTTAACATATCCATGCATATCAATTCTATTCATCTCACCAGAAATAAATAAAGTCTTTTTGCCTCTAGTATTAAGATCTGAAAGTATATCTAACATAACAGTAGATTTACCAACTCCAGGATCTCCTACGATAGCATAGTTAGTACCTTTCATTAAACCACCTTCAGCAGAAAATAAACTATCTATTTTTTTACCAGTAGGCATAGGGATAAATAAGTTTTTATCAAACTTAATATCATTCATTTTAACAGTAGAAGGTCTCCAAGTTCTGAAAGAACCAGTATTAATAGATTTTTCTACTCTTTTTTTAGTAACGGAATTTTTAACTGTAATATTCATAACCTTTATTGCTTTATTATTATACCTTAATATATGAAGAATTTTCCGGAATAGCAACTTTTTTACTAGTTATTTCCGGAAAAATACTAAATTTCTCCGTATTCAATCAAAATAGTAACAAAAGCTAAGTGTATTTTAATAGTAACATAGTTACATAATTTATCGGCTTGAATTACTTCATAACCTAGAATTAAACCTTCGTGAGGCCATCTAAAGTTAAGTGCTAATTCCCAAAAACTATTATCATCAAAATTTAAACTCATAATTTTTCTTTTACTTCTTTAATATGTTTACAATTTCTATGAGCAATATAACCCCAACAGCTACAACTAAGCTCATTTCTAGCATTATATCTTACGATATATTCTTCACCAGATCTAGCTGATATAAACTTCCAGACCTTCTCTTCTTTCTCTTCGAATAACTCCTCGAAGGGTTTCTTTTCCATAATTATATCTTCGAAAGAAGTATCTTCTTCTACAACCGTCCAGGAAGGAACATGATACCGGACGCCGGAGGAGACGGTTATGAATCCTCCGATTCCGACGTTTGATCTCGGTACCAAATAGGTCTTACGCATCTACAGTCCAGGAATGACTATTATACGAGCCTATCAAAGCATCTTCCAATTTAGATATTCTAATTTTATCTAGAACATCTTCTCTAGTATGATTTTCATACTTATCAGTTTCTGAGTTCCATCTTCTAATAATCTTCTCTACTTTAAGAGAACAAGATTTACCTGAGTAAGACATATGAACTATTTTAGCTTTTTTAATTCCACTAACATACCAGTCATATCTTACTTGAACGCTAAATCCATCTTCACGAGTAATATTGATACCTTTTTTCAGATCTGAGATCATATTATCTCTTTTGTAATTATCTCTATCAGTTTTTACTTCTTCAATTTCTCTTCTATATTTAACAATCTTCTCAGTAAGCTTTCTTCCTTTACCACTATATTTCTTTTCACAGGTATTAAGATCAGCTAAGATATCATCTTTAAAATCTTTAATAGTCATAGCAATTTGACCATTAAACATAAACCTTTCTAAATTTTTATCTGAGTATTTATCGCTAGTAGAATAAGTGCTTATACCAATATCAGTATATTCTTTTCCTTTATCTTCATTAGAGGAATTAGTATAGATAGTACATAATTCATAACTTCTATATTTAATTACTTTATCATAATCTTCTTTTTCTTCATTCCAAACTTCTTTTTCAAATTTATCACCTCTACAAGAAATAGTAAGATAATCGACACCTCCAGAATAATCAAGACCTTCTAAATTAGTTTCGATACCTTCAGTACCTTCAAAATAAGATAATAAAATATCTTTCATCTCTTTCTCTTGAGAATTCCAATATTCTTTTCTTTGATCTTCTAATTTTTCTTTTGCTTTTCTAAGTTTATCCTCTTTAGAATCAAGAGCTTCAAAAATGTATTTAGACATAACCTTTATTTTAAAATTTATATACTATAAATATACGAACTTTTATTCAGACTTCCAACTGTTCCCCCAAGTATTTTAGGAGGAACTGGAAGTTTAGCATTCCCGGCAGGACTCGAACCTGCGACCTCTTTAACCCATTTGCTTTTCACGATCGTATCTATTACGAGTTTCACTTTTACGTATAAGTTACTCCTCCGCGCCTGGTTAAGCTAAAGCGAGCTACCTACTGCTCTACGGGACATCTATCAATATACGAATAAAAACTCATTTAAACAACTTTCTCCTATGTTTTTTTAAGTGAGTCTAAAGCTATTTATTATACACAGCGATACCTCCGATAGACCTCGCTATTCTATCCCCACAGTTCCCTTAAAATTTTATCGAAGTTACTTATAACTAACATTTAAACTTTATTATATGGATTTTTTAAAGAAAGTTGGCGATTGGGCTAACACATTAACTGAAATTGGTATTTCTTTTATTGCTCTTGGAGTAGTAATTGAAGTATTATTTAAAGGAGCAGTAATACCTTTCTGGCCTGAAGTATCTGTAGTAGAAAATATTATGGGTATTCTTGGATCATTAAGTAACGAAGGACTACTAGGACTAGTAGGAGCATTCGTCCTTTATCATATTCTTAAAAAGAAATAAGAATATATAATTAATGACAGTAAGAGGTCCTTCGGGGCCTCTTTTTTTATCCAAATATCTCTATTCTAATATCTTCTTGCATTTTATAACCTAAATCATCTAAGTAACCTTTTCCTTCTTCAATCATTTTAGTCCATCCACAATAGTATATTAATGGTTTCTTATCAGCTGTTGCAAGTTCTGGTAAGTAAGCTGTATGAACATATCCATTATGTCCTTCCCATTTTTCTTGAGATAAACAAGGAACATATTCGAAGTTAGGTATTCTTTTTTCTAATTCTAACATTTCTTCGTAGTAACAAATATCAGCTTTAGTTCTGGTACCGAAGAATAGTTTTAACTTTTTAGTAGGTACTTTATTATCTGCTATATAATTTAACATAGATCTAAAAGGACTTATCCCAGAACCTGTACTTACAAAATATATATCTCTATCAATTACCTCAGGTAAAGTAAATATCCCCATAGGTCCTCTATACATTACTTCATCTCCTACCTTAGCTCTATTAAAAAGATAGTCACACATTTTACCTCCTATAAGATTAGTAACTATTATTTCTAATTTATTAGAACCATCAGGCCAAGAAGATAAAGAATAGTTTCTAGCTATTACTTCATTAGGATCATTAGGATCTTTTATAGCTAATTGTATTAATTGCCCTGGTATATAATTTATTTTATCATAAAGAGGGTTCTCTATTATAAATCTCCAGTTTTTATCAGTTTCTTTTATTATTTCGGTAATTACTCCTAATTCATTCATCTTTAAATAATTCTTGTATCCATGTTACTATAAATACCAAAAGAGAGTACGGCCAAGTACTCATTTGGTAGTATCTTTCATAATTGCTAAAAGGTCCTCCAATTCCATGTTTATTACAAAATCGTTCTAACCATAATGCCCATAAACAACCACATATTATATATAAAGATATATATTGTATTATTTCCATTTTATCTAGGGTTTGGTACTAATCTAAAAGTACAGGCTGGTCTACCATTTATTATAGGCATACCAAATTCATCATACTCTATTGTCTTTACTTTAGTTCTTTTATTTTTAAAACGACCTACCATTATAGTATCGCCTACTTTAACATTTATTTTAATCATAATAATTTTGTATAAGTACTTAAATCTTTATTTTCTTTATCTTTAATTAGGCATTTTTTACCCCAGAGTTCTTTATTATCTAAATCAATAAAGAATTTATATGTAAAATCTGATTTAAATATATTAGCAGGCATAGTCATGCACCAAGAGTCTTCTCCTTTAGGTATTTGTATAAATAACGACATAAACTTTTTCTTAGCCAAATGAGCTGCTAATAAACTATGAGCTGAACCTTGAAATAAATCAAAAGGTCTATCGATTAAAGGTGCTCCCATTTGACCATACTTCATAAAAGACCAATACTGTTCAGGATAAAATTGATCTGACCATGCTATATTATCATACATATTATCATCTTTCCATTGATAATCCTTTGGGTATAAATCTCTTACTAACTCAGGATATTTTTTATCATATTGTACTTTCTTATCATATAATTCTGAAGCAGTTAAATTATCTATATCTAATTCTTCACAGAATTGCTTTAGTATTTTATAATTCATATGACCATATGGAGTAGATCTAACTTCATCTATAAAAAAACTTATAGGAAAATTAATATAAACTAAGTTACTATTTAAAGGGGTCATCCTAACCTGAGATTGCATTTGATATCTTATTTTAGGTTCTTTACCATTTTGAAGAATAAAAGTTTCTCTAAAGTTATTTGGATTTACCTCAGTAGTAACTTTATCAAATCCTTTTTTGATCATCTTAACGACTTCATTCTCAACTAAAACATATTCATATGCTCTAACAATATCAAAACTAATTAAAGTATCTATCATTTTTTTAGTCTCTTTTCTATAGCTGCCATCTCTTGTTGAAGCTTTTGAATTTTTAGTTTATTATCTTTAGATTTATCATATTTTAAATCTATAATTTTATTTATTATTTCATCTAGGCTTTTTTCGTCTTCGTATTCTTGTAGTGTGTTCATTTATTTTCTCTTATAATCGTCTTCTAATCTTATAATATCGTCTTCACCAAAGTAAGAGCCTGTTTGTACTTCTATAAAAACTAAATCGTTATCAAAACTTGGATTCATTACTCTATGAGTATCTTCTTGATTAATATTAATTGTTTCTCCATAGCTTTTCCATATCTCTTTGTCGTTAACTTCTATTTTAGCAGTACCATTAACTATTACCCAAACTTCACTTCTATACTGATGAAGTTGTAGAGATAGTCTTTGCTGAGGTTTAACTATAATCTCTTTAACCTTACAATAAGTTTCATTTAATAATATTTTATACTCACCCCAAGGTCGTTTTGGTCCTTCTTTTAGTTTGACGTCTTCCATAGTACTTGAATACCAATTAATACAAAACATAAACTTAGACTAACCCAAGTTTTTAAGTTCATACCTTCACTAAAATAATAATTTACAAATAAGGCATATTGAAGCATACCTATACTAAATCCTATAAATCTAGCAGGCCATAATAAACCTTCCATTGCATCTACTGTGTACTTAGTACCCCATATAAAAAAGAATGAAATAACAAATCCTGCTGCTGCTACAGCCCATTCATTTTCTCTAAAACTTTTCCATAAGAATTGTCCGTTTAGTTGATACCATACTAATATATGTCCTATTAGGAAACAACCTATCCCAAGGAACAAATCCTTCATATTTGCTACTACCATTTAATTATATATTAACCAACGTTCTGTTTCGTCTTTATTTATTAAGGAATGTTTAAGTGTTCTTCCTTGTGGTTTTCTCATTACTCTTTCATATGTATAGTTATCTATTTTAATATGATAACCATCTATAACCGTTTCAGCTATTTTATACGTCATCTTTGCTCTAGGAACGTATACTACTGTATCTAATTTCATATAACTTTATTTATAACTAATATAAGAAAAAATAGGCAGAAATCCAACTTAAATCAGCTTTATCTGTGAGCTAGCTCGATAGTTACCTAATAATTCTTGATCTGTTTTTATATCTTTTAATGCTATTCCAGAATTACTATTTATATTTCCTTCTGAAAATGCTGTGTTTATTAATGCTAAAGGTTCTGAAAATAAAAAATTAGTATCTTTTATTAATCTAAGTTCAATTAAAGTTTTAAAGTTAGGATGTAAATCATTAGTATACGAACGTAATATATAAGCAGCTACGGATATTGGTAATGATTCTAATTCATCTCTAGTAATTTTATACCAACCTGTTTCTCCTTTCCATAATGGAAATACTTGTTCACCTGCTTTTATATCAACTAATGCAAAAAGACCTACTCCATGAATAGGACTTTGTCTTTGATATGACTTTACAGATGAATCTAGATACTCCATAACATCTAATCTATCTTTTTTATTAAATTCTCCATTTGAAAAGTAAGTCCATCCTATTTTGTGACTTGTAGGATACCCTTCTATTCCCCAATCAGTAGGAACTACTTTAAAATTTATATCTTTTCTAATTTTACTATATTCATATATTGAAAGAATACACCCTTCATTGGCTATAATTTTACAATGATCCTCAAAAGATTTATATTTATTCCATTCTTGTTCTGTTGGTTCTTCATAGAAGAAGTCTAACATTTTCTTTAACTGTTTTTTAGTTTTATGTCTACTAAAGTTTTCATCTTCAGGACAAAAAGTATCCATAAAGATACCATCATATTTCATATGTAAATTAGGTAATACGTCTATCCAATCACCATGAAATACATTAACGTTAGGTTTATCCCAACTCCATAATAATGCTCTTTCGTATAAATCTTCTCTGATTTCAATTATTGTAAGAGATTTTACTCCTTTATTATAGAAATATTCTGATGTAACACCCCATCCATAACCAACATCTAATATATGCTTATCAGGAGATGTCATCAAATCTAAAACCTCTTTTTCAAATATAACCATTTATTTTATCTTACCATTTTCTGCAACTCCAGTATCTTGCTTTCCATTTTGGTCCCGGAGTAGAACATTTATGTCTTGCTCTAAAAGATTTACGTCTAGCAGGATTACTTTTTCTAATCCTCATAGTTTTTCTTTTAGCAGATGTTCCTCCATGACCGAAGTTAACTTTAACTACGTTACCTTTTTGATTTTTAACGTATACTTTAAACTTTTTAACATCACCTCTAGTAGGTTTATTAAGTTTTACTTTTCTTCCTCTGTATTCAGCCTCTTCAATAGGACCTAAGGATATAGTATACCCCTCAGCTAATTCTTCAGAGTATACATCCCATTCGTTAAATTGTTCTTTCATTAGTCGTTTGCTCTATTAAACCTACCAACACAAATTCCTTGAGCGAAATAGTTATTACTATCATTTACTCCCCAATCACCTCCATAAGAAATATGAAGTAACTCATGATCATCTACAACTCCAATAGCAGATACTTCAACATAAGCTCCTGTATTGTCAAGACATTTATCTCCTACTTGTATTTGTACATCAGTTGCAGCAGTGATTGCAGGATCATGACAAACCCATGTTCCGCCTTCTTTATAAAAAATTTGATTAGTTGAACATTTAACTCTTCTTCCATCAGCAAAGTCAATGTTAACTGTTGGCATAGTTTCTAATACAAATCCAGTAATCTCTTTTTCAAAGATTTCATTACCATGCTCGAAAGAATGATATGCTATCCAATCCCCAGAAACAAGATCCTGAGCTTTAGATTGACCATTGTGGCCTACTGGTACGCCTCGGTTAACTTGGTAGATTAGTGTGTTTTGTGCTACTGCCATAATATAATTATTTATTAGTTAATTTAAATACAACTAGCTATGTTTAGCTTTAAAGTAAGTTATAAAATTATTAATAGTAGTATTAATAGATGCTTTTTGTGCATCAGTTACTGAGTATAATGTTCTACTATTTACTTCAGTATTAGCTACTTTTTGATAAAATATTGGCTTCCTCATATAATATAAATAGGTTATTTATTGTGAACTATAATACCATTGGCAACATAATTGTGATATTCTTTTACTGTAAAATTGAATACTCTTTGATCTGGTTTAGAATCTATAACATCTATTGAAGAAATAGCTTTCCATTCTCCGCAACAATTTATCTCATCTCCAGGTTCTAATATACTAAACTCTTCTACATCTGGTTTTAAAGCTTTCCAACCCTGTTTAGTAAGGAAAGGATGCTCTGGTGTAAATTCAATATTACATATTCCTTCTCCATTAATAGTATATAAATCTCTATCTCCTACTACTGTTGGTTCGATATCTATTACTTTACTTACTACCAACTCTTCTCCGTTCCAAGATAATACTTCATCACCAATTACTATATCTTCTATATTTTTTATATCTTCATTAGCTAAACTAATTTCAGTACCTTCTACGAAACAACAACCAAAACCTCCTGGAGGAACTCTGTTATGAACTAAAAATCCATTAGCATAAAAATTATTATTATCAGCAACTTCATCTAAATTATATACTGTTTCATTATGAGGATTTTCTTCAATAAATGTAAGTTCATAAAAATTACCATCGTGATTTAAACATTTATCTCCTACAACTAAAGCTCGATCTGCAATATTACTTTCAGCTGGTTTATATGCTGACCATCCGCTTCCACTTACATAAAATGGATGATCGAAAGTACAAGTATTAAAATTATCGTTAGAAAATTCTAAATAAACTACAGGTTGATTATGTTTAGTTTGAATTTGAGTAACTTCTCTTTCCTCTTGTTGTTCTGAGTCTAAATTATAAGTTAATACTGTATCACTAATTGCAATATCTTCTATATTTTTAATTAAAGGAACTTCTCCATTACTTAAAGTAATCTTAGTCCCAGCTACAAAACAAGGAGCATTATGTACTAAAAAGTTAGATCCAGATAATTGATAATTATCATCATCTTCAACATTAATTTGTCTATAACCAGCAGCAGTTGTAGTTACTCCAGTATATCCTTCAGTTACAGCTTCAAACCCACTACCAGATACCCAAACTGAATGAGTATTAGGAAAGATATTTTGAGCATATTCCCATTCTACTCTATCAATCACTGCATTATAAACTAAATATGCTTCATTAGGAGAAGTGTATCCAGTTGCATTTGCTGTTTTAATCTCACTAATAATATTATTACTAGCTGATATTTCATAAGAAGATAAAACTAAAGATCCAGTAGCATGAGAACCATCAGGTAATTGATTTCCTGAGTGACTCCACTCGTACCAGTCTTGATTATCTTCAGGTGATCCACTAACAAAGTATGATAATACTGCATTAGAAGCTGATACATCTTTAGCTAAAATAAAATCACCAGACATGCTAATTAAACTTTCACCATAAGGCCATACTCCATAAGTTCTTTCAGTCATATGATTGGTAGCAAAACAAAACTTATAGTATGTTTCCAATTCACTACTAATATTTGCAGTATTAAAATCGTTTAAACTTTCTGGTTCATCAAAATAAGCTCCTACTTTATAGTTACCTATAGATACTTGATCTAAATTAGCACCGTAAACAAAAGTAAAATTTCTAATAGAAGTTACTTTATCTCCTTGCTTCTCACTAGAATTATAATGATAGTTCTGAATCATTGAATCCTCATTTTTAACTTCATTTATAAAATTATTCCATCTATCAGAAGAACCTGAAGTTGCATGACCAATTTTATACATTTTCATAGTCTGATGAGCTTCAGTTGCTTTTTTAGTAACTGCATCAATAATATTATCTGGGTTTAGATTAGATTTATCTATATGGTCTATAACTCCAGTTGCTGAGGATGAATAGTAGAATTCAGTAACTTGATCTTCAGCAGAGTTATCACTAAATAACTTAAGTAGGTTAAGTTTACCTTTTGCATAAGTAGAATCTAATACTGCATTTTCATCATAAGCTAATCTAATAATAAATTTATTATCAGCATCTGAAGGTGAAGTAGGATAAATACTATCTATTTTTTCTGCTACTGCTGTGAAAGAATGACTATGAGCTGATGCTACAGATGACGATAAATACTCAACGAATTTGTCATGATAAGCATCTTTATATATTACATATACTGAATCTATACTCCCAGTCATCATTGATACTATAGGAGTTACATCAACTTCGTTTCCTAAACTAGAGTTAATAAATGAAGTATCGGTATTTATTTCTAATAACCTTATGTTATTTGATTCATCAACACAGAAGTCTGATGAGAAAATAGTTCCTTTCATTCTTGAATTTTTATATAAATAGTAACTAGTACTATATTATTAGTTCAAATTATTAAAAAAATGTATAGTCCAAGCTACTAATCCATTCAATTGCAGTACTACTAAGTTCCACTGTCTTCTTACAGTAACTTGAAATAATACACAACAAAAACCTATAATAAATAAAATAGGTTCAACAGTCCATTGACCTGCCATTAAAAAACCAGCTCCCATATACCCTACTCTTGAGGACATTCTTTCTATAGGAGTTAGTTTTCTTTCTCTAACCATAAACTTTAAAAAGTGCCTCCACCATCTATGTTCACATTGACGGCAAGTTAACTTATGCTTACCTTTATAGAATTTATACATCCATAAAGGTCGTTTCTGATTACATTTATTGCATTTTCTCACCTTCTAACTTTATGCAAATTACTACCCCATCCTTGTCTACGATCCATCGAAGCTATTTCTTTAGCTACATTAGGATCTTTTATCACCTCAGTCTCTGCATAAGTAGTCTTTCCGGAAATAATATTTCGTACATACCATCTTCCCGTACTACTACACTTTACACAAGTTTTAGTTTCAGGTAAAGCTTCTATTCTTAGAGGGTTTATAACCTCTTGACATTTAATGCATTTCATGATCGCAGTCTTTTTTATGCCTAAACCATCCACCACATTTACACTTAACGTAGTAGACAGTTGAAGCTATAACTGGGGAGCCAGCAAGGGCAGTCCAAATATTCGGATGCCAATGCTCTCCACAAAAACCTAATGCATGCTTAATTACTTCTATCACTATATTAAAGCTGTTGCTAGTTTAAACAAATCTTGGTTAATTTTAAGATCTTTCTCAAAAGACTTAATCTTTCTAACCTTTCTTACTTTAGCACCTCTTAAAGCAGCACTAAATCCTCCTTGAGTAACTTTCTCTTGAACTACGTTAAAGACTTTCCAAAGATCATTACCTTTATCTTCATCCCTAGTAGGTTCTAAAATATCCTCAATCGTTTCTTCATCATAATCAAACTTAGTAGCTTCTGGAGTATCTAATTTAATTCCAGCTCTAAGTATCATAGCATCTAAAGCTAATTTATTTTTTTCATCTTGAGTAAGCTCTCTACTTTTCATCTGATTAAGAACTTCTACTTTAGCAGGTAAAGATTTTACAGCAGAAGAAACAACGTCTCTAAGCTCTGCAAAAGTATAACCTTTATGCCTTATCTTAAAATCAGAGAACTCTTCATCAGCAATAACTAAACCATTAGAACAAACTAATCTATAGATACCTACTTTAAATTGAAAAGCATTAAACCCATCATGAGAGTTAGTCATAATAATTCTAGGAAAAGCATCATCTCCATCTTTACCTTTTATCATAATATCAGGATTCTGAAAGGATATCATATGCTTACTAAATATAGTAGGACCTCCTTTAGAAGTTCTCATAGTAGCTTGAACAGGTTTCCATCCTAATTTTTCTAAATCATCGATAATAGTTTCAGTATTAACATGAAGGTATTTTTTACTAACGTCTGGGTTAGTAGGTTCAGTAGCGAATGCTACAGGACACGTTTCTCTAATTTGATCTTTTGAAAGGTAAGTCTCTAACCCTGTCTCGTAAGACTGCATAATATCTGCCATAACTTTTATTTTTAATTATTTATACTATAAATATACGAAAAAAAACTCGGGTAGGCAACTATTTTATATGAAATTTTTCAATATTATCTTTAAGTTTCCAAGTATCAATACATTGATCTTGAGTACCATTTGCTTCGTAAAATTTTAAACATACATCTAATGCTTTAGACCAATCTGAAATAGGTAAAGATATTTCATAACATATATCTTCATTTCTAAATGATATACTAAATAGTTTTACTGTCTTTTTACTAAAGAGATATCCTTCGTTTATACCGTTATAAACTCCATCTACTATCTTCTTATTAGAATAAGAAAATAACTCTTCAAACTCCTGTAACGTATTAAAATTAAGATTTATCATTATAACTAAATATACGAACTAACCATCAATAAACCAACTTATATCCGTTAAATTTTAAGATATAATCTACTGTTGTAGTTCCGAATCCATCTTTTGATACTCTACCATTTCTTAAAAACTTTCTTACTCCTCCTGCTCCTACTAAATGAGCTGCTGCTATCAATCCTGATTCAGTGATAAATACTCCATGGATAGTTTTACCATCATACTTTTCTATATGTCTACTCAAAGATTTTTTATTCTTTTTCATTAATTTTATCATAGCTTCTTCTTGAATAGAAGGATTTGATAAAAATTCTTCTTTACTTAAATTATATCCTAACCATCTTAAAGTTTTAGGTCCGAATTGATATTTACCCATATACCCATACTTATTTACAATATCATATCTATTAGAGGATTCTCTATGACCAATAGCATCTAAAAACTCGTTTTGACTAAAAGTTATTACTTTATTTACTTTAACTGTAGTAATAGGTATTGGATCAAATATATGTATAGGTTTAGGTTTAATTTCTATAATTGAAATTGCTGGCATTATTACTCTTTTGTAGACTGTGAATGCCATTAATGAGGACACACATAGAGCCACAACAGGTACTAAAATAAGTTTTTTCATATAGTTTGTTTAGGTTGAACTTAGAAGAGGTCTAAAAATGAAGTACCAATCTTCTTATCGCGTAACTTTTCGTTTCGCTCATGTTGCTTTACGAGGTTGTCTGCAACTATTCTTTCTAAAGGTTTTTTCTTTTTGAAAGTAGAAAACTTTTTTATTTTACTAAAGTCTTTCTTTTTCATATATTAAATAAATAGTTTATATTCTAGAAATATATTCTTCTCCAGGCTTCTCGTCATCTTCCATTAAGCCTAATTCTCTTAAATGTTCAATATGATGTTCATCCATTTCCCAAGTAAACTCTTCACCATGTTTTTCTACATAGTCTTCCATTTTAACTACTTGTTGATCTGTTATAGGACTAACTCCGTATAAAAATGAACAATTATAACATAATAACTCTATATTATCTAAAGTAAAATCTTTTTTATCTTTATTTTTATGATGTAATATTAAAGGAACTCTATTATCTATAACTCTTCTTTCTGCAAATCCACATTTATTACATTTCTCTTCTATTACTGCCTCAAAAATTAATCTTTCTTTTATCTTCTGAGGATCAAAATGAGTAGAAGGAACTCTACCTTCTATTAAATCCATTAAAGGAGGTGTTTTACCTTTACCAGATAAGAACTTTGGTATACCTTTACCAGCTTGATTTAAATGCATATCTAATAATGACTTACCTGTCTTATCATCTTTATAAAGTTTAGCATATTTTTTATAATGATTATAAGATACATGTAAGTATCTAGCAGCAGCTCGATTAGATCGAGTTTGCGACATAGCTCTTAATAAATCTTCTTTAGAAAGTATTTTAGCTGGTCTACCCATTAACTATCTTCTGAGTTCATAGTATTATGAATACCTTCTTTTTGAGTTTGATTAGCCGCACTCTCATCTTTATCATAATCTAACATCTCTAAGTCAATATTCTCTTTTAAGCCAGAACTAGCATTATCCATTTCTGCTAATCTTACAGCTGTATTTTGATCCATAATCTGTATTCCAGTCATTATGTCTTCTCCTGTTCCAGTTGTATGAAACCTTGCTACTAATGGTTTCTCCGTTGAACAATTGATACAATAGTTGTATCCAAATTTAGTTAGCCTTAATTCAGGCATAGGACTTCCACATTTAACACATGGGATCATCTTAAGCTTTTGCATGGGACTTGTTTTTATCATATAATTATAACCTTAATTCAATTAACACATAAATATACGAACTTTTATGCAGAAATCCAACTTTAAACGTCGTTTTTTCCTGCGTATTTCCAGTAAGGATTCAGACAATCATCGTCACATTCTAGGATTTCTACCATTTTTTTAGTAGCAACTAAGTTTCCGGAAATAGAAACTCTAGTATATTTACTACAATTTACAGGAGTATGATGCCATATTTCGGAGTTAAATATTATAGCCATACCTTTCTTTGGCACTACTTCAGCTTGATACTGATTAGTATTTACCTGTGTTTGAAATATTATATTACCTGAGTCTTTAGGATGATTACAGTAATAAGCAAAAGAAAGACTTACGCTATCTCTTATATAACCGTGAGAATGGTTATGTATCGTAGTTTGTCCGCCAGGTTCTATTACATGTCCCCATATATCTTCTTTATCTGTTTCCCATAAACCTTCTTCTCCAAAGACTTCTAGTAATTCTTTATCAATAGCATCTAATACAGCATCACATGTATGCTCGTACATATTACTATCTTCATAAAAAGTATGATTTTTTGGGTAAATAGAATAATTATCTAGATCTCCAGGAACGTCATCTTTTAGTTTAGCCATTACAACTTCTTGTAATATTTTATCGTGATCTAAAGATAAAAAATGCTCTGAATAATATAACCCGTTTAATAATTTAAACATTTACATGTTTTTTATAACATTCCATACTTCTTCAGAGGTACGGAACTTTACTTTTTCTTCTTTTTTATTTCTTCTAACCAAAATAGTACCATCCCATTCTTTATCCGGGAGTAGTTGATAGAGATATAACTGTATCATTTCTAATTGATTAGTATTAAATGTTAACTTAAGTAATGATTCTATAACTTGAAAGAATTTATCTTCATAAGCAGTAACATCTATTCCTATTTCTTCTACTAAAAAATCTTTTCTATCTTCAATCTCTCTCATTTTAGAAAGCATAGTTATAAAAGCTTGCTTTTTAACTTCACTTTTATCTATAAGCTTTCTACTAATACGAAAATTTAAATTAATATCTCGTTTTAATATTTCTCTAACTCGTTCTCTAGTAATAGCCATACTATTTAATATATGAAATTAATAATAAAAAACCAACTATTTTTATATAGTTTTTAGTAACTACTTCTTCTTCTTACTAACTTACCTCCTAAAGATGTAGGTTTACGTTTAGGTCGTTGTATTCTTTTAGTATCAACTTTAGTATCTACAAATTGAATTCTATCTTCTTTTTTAGCTTCTTTGAAAAGTCTTCGTTTTTCTATTGGGTTTGGAGGTCTATTAATTACTATATCGTACTTGGCAAGACATTCTCTAATAGTCTCTCTTTTTTTTCTAGCAAAATACTGTATAGCATCTTTCTTTCTTTTAACATTAACTTTGTCTAATGCTTTTTTTCTATCGTTTTTATAATATAATACAAATACCATCTATTCCCAAATTACGTTTTTAAACTTTTCAGGAGATAATCCAAAGAAGTCAGTTCTCCATTGAGTCTGATCAAAGAAATTTAGATCAAACCATTCATTTTTTCTATTCCATAATAGCTCTGCTATGTCATCCCAATCTTTGTTTACTATAAACTCTTCTATTTCTTTTTTCTTTTCTAATACATCTTCATATACAAATGAATCCCATTCGTAATGAAATACTTCAAATACTTTATCAGATGATACATAGTCTATAGATATATCTATTCCCCATTTAGGTTTCATTCTAATTAACTTATAAAGCATAGGATTATCTAAAGCTATTTTTTCTAATTGAGCTTTAGCTTTTCCATTAAATCCTTTTCTTTCAAATATATCTGAGTGATTTATATGAGCTCCTTCTCTTTTATCCCATACTATCCAATCTTGTCTTAAACAATCTTCATGTCTTCTTTCGATAGGAACATAACCATTAGGTATTAAAAATGCTTGTTCAGCTAAAGTAAGATGATATCCATTTTGATCAAATAAGTCTACGCAGTTGGTATTATTTAGTACTTCAATTTGTTCGGTTGGTTCAGTATAATATGCTTGTTTACTAAAATTTGTATTAGCTATCTTCATTACTTTTTCTTACCGCCTTTCATATTAGCGCACCAATGATACATTTTTCCTTTCTCCCCTCCATATTTTTTAGCTTTAGCTCTTAACGATGAAACTGATCCTTTGCATGATGCACCTGATTTTTTAACTCTACCAGGTTTAGACTTACCTTTCTTCTTACCGTCTTTAAAATTTTCGGAAGCAAGTAATTCACCTATCATCTGTGCTAAAGTTAATCTAGTCATTATTTTTTCTTCCAGATTTCTCCTCTTCTACATCTAACTACTGCTCCTGAAGCATAAGCTGATGGCCAAGTATCGTATTTGCTTTTAGCTAATCTAGTACATCTATCGTCTTTCTCCATTAATATTTCATTACCTTTTGCTTCTTGTAATAAACCTACAGTTAAGTTTTTAAGGTCTTCGATAGTTAATTTAGCTTCGTCTATATTTTTACGTCTAGGGACTTGAACATTTAAGTCTTTTAAATCTCCTTGTACTGATTGCATAGCTCTAGCTAATATTGGAAACTCATTTGCAGGTACATGAATATATTTATCACCGTAAGTTATCTGTACCATTAGTCCTCTATCTTTACCACCTGCAAATCTTTTAATTTGAATACCGTTTCTATCATATAAGTCAGTACCTTCGTTATATTGAGTTACTGGGGGAACTTTAGATCTTTGCTTATCTTTAGGATCACTTAATCTAGCTCCTCTTTCTCTAGCATCTTTAGATAATGTACCTTTAACTAAGTTACCTGACTTAGTAAAGTAGTGTCCTTTTGGAGCACCTTTAGTTTCATTTTTATTTTTCATATTCGTAGGTTTATATCCTGATCCATAAGGAGCGGCTTTACCGTCTTGAGGATTAGAAGTCTCTTTTACTTTTGCTTTTTTAGTATTTTTTACTACTGTTTTTCCTTTAGCACCTGCTTTTTTCTTTTTAGCAGCAGTAGCGGCTCTTTGGCCTTTAGTTAAACTTTGAGCTTTTGATTTAGGTAGACAACGATCTGGGTTCTTTTTATTTTTAGAAGTACCACAAGGACCAGCTATATTACCAGAAGAGGATATACGTACCCACTTCTCTTTTTTAAACCAATCTCTTAATGATTCGTCAACAGCTATTTCAGCTAAAGAAGGTAAATTAGATTTCTTCGTTGTCATCAGCAGCAGGTGAGGAATTAGGATTAGTTTGTTTAAGAGCTGCTCTAACCATTCTATCAAAATATTCAATATAGATAAAGAAACCTATAATTGTTTTATCCTTTAAGTTTCTATCTCTTTCTACTTTAAAATCATATTGATTTAAACCTTGTTCTAATCGCTGCTCTAATTCAATTGCAATATCATTTTGCTCTGTCTTAGTAATAGAACCGAATTCAGTAGGTAAGAATTGTATTTTAACTCCTTTCTTTTGAGGATCTTCATTTACATCTACTTTTAACATAAATTGATGACCTGCAAAGTTAACTTTTGCATTCTCATTAATTACTTCTCTTACTATTTCTTTAATGTTACTCATGATATTTTTATATAAATAGTTACTAATTCCTTATATGACCGCTCTTCCTTTCATTTTTTCCCAATCTCTATCTTCTCTTACTGTTTCGTTTGTTTTCATTGCTGCTGTTAATACGTTATTAACTGTGCCTAGTTTATTACTAACATGGAGTAATGCGCTTAGATCCTTAGGGAAACAGTGACCACCAAAGCCAAAGTCGCCATCATAACCAGGAACCTGCCAATGAGAATTACCTAATCTTTCATCTAATGTAGCATATTCTATAACTTTATCATAATCAGCTCCTACTTGCTCACATATTTTATAGATTTCATTAGCAAAAGATACCTTTGTTGCTAAAAATGCATTAGTTAAATACTTTACCATTTCAGCATAATTAGAATTGGTTTTAATTATACGTGCTTTAGGAAATACTTTAGAAAATATTCTTTTTACTTCTGATGTATGAGGTCTAGGTCCTCCTAATAATATTCTATCTTGATTATTAAAATCTTCAACAGCATTTCTTTCAGTAAGGAACTCTGGGCTAAATATTACATTTAAAGAACTAAATCTATCGTTCCATTTTTCAGTTGTACCTGGAGGGATTGTTGATTTTACTATTATAGTTCTACTAATCTCATGATTGTCGGCTAATAAATCTAGTTCATCTAATACTTTATCTATTATATCTATATTACAGCTTCCATCTTTATTCATTGGAGTAGGTAAACAAACAAATATATAACTACATTGATTAAAGACCCAGTCTTTAGTACTATTACATTTTGTTTTATCTATATCGTATGTTAATACTTTATAAAAGTTTTTAAATTTTTGGTAAACAGCGTTACCAACAAATCCTTGACCTATTATTCCTATCATTTTTCGTAACTATTAATTATTCCTCCAGTAATATCATGATCTCCTAAATGATTAGGACATTTAAGCTTTTTAACTTCTATCCATTCTAAAATAAATCTATTTCTTCCAACTTGTTGTTTGGTCCATTCTATATCGTCAGTAAATACTTTTAATTCATCTATCTTACCTGATGCATCTTTCCATTTAAGGTACCATTTAGGAGTGTTTTCGTCTCTTTCTTTCATTAGTTAAAGTTTATCCAGTGTTTAGTTTTTTTAATTTGATTCCATATAAAGTTTCTACAATTTATTTTCTCTAAAGTATAGAATGATTGTGCTACTTTATTTATGTGCTCATTGTTCCATTCATTTCTTAATCTATTTCTTATACGTACTTTCATATTTAAATCTTCTACTTTATTGTTATGTGGAATTTTTATATCTAAATTTAGATAATCAGCTAAATGAGATGAAAAGTAATTAAGATCAAAATAATAAACTTGCATACCTTTCCATTTATCATTCAAAAGTATATTATTCAAAAAGAATTCACCTATATCATTAGTAAAATGATCTGGATGATTACTAAAAGATATAGCATCAAATCTTTTCTTTCTTAACTCAACTATAGCTTGATCTATATCTTCATCAGTTACAGATAGAACTTTATTAAATAATTGCATTAAATCTTGTATAAGAGCACTCTCATGTCTTTCCCATTCGTCTCTTACCGGTATAAAAACTTTTAGATTACTATCATTAAAATTTATAGCTTGTTTAAAATGATCTTCATAAATTTTCCAACCTTCATTTTGCTTTGCTATTTGTTTTACAGACTGACTAGCATTTTTATATAAACCTACTATACAAATATTATCTTTTACAACTATTCTAGATGACATATTTTAAAATTTAATTCCTTTTACTATTTGATTAGTTTTAGGATTATGAGAATTATTTTTATAAAGTTTAGGTCTTATACCCCATTTATATTCAAACATATCAGCTGCTGGTGCTTCACTAGCTTTGAATACAAACTGATCTTTATCTGTTCTATTTTTTGTAGCTGCTGAGCCAAAGTGATAAAAATGTAAACTATGAGTTCTTTCAAAAGTACATCCTGCTAGTTCTAATTTAAGAAAGAAGTCCCAATCACAGATAAAAGGAGATTGATATATAGTATCAAATCCTCCTACCATCATATAATCTTTCTTAAGCATAGCAAAAGGAAAAATTCCTCCGTCTTCAGTTACTTCATTAGAACTAAATTGTGACTCATATTTTTTAAATCCTTCATAATCAAATTCTTCTGGTGTTCTACCAAAATCTTTAACTGGAAAGTCAAATATACCAGGACCAGTAGGTTCAATTTGATTAATAGTTTTAACTTCTTTATCACTAATATCAGCCCATATGCTATCCCAACCATGACATAGTACGTTATCATCATTAATAATCATAATATGTTCATTAGATGCATTCATAACTCCTAGATTAAGAGCCATTTGCATGCCTTGGTTATTTACCAAATCAAGTACCTTGATATCATCTTTATACTTATCTAATATATCTTGGCTTTCTTTTATATATCCATCAACTGCGACAATTATTTCACTATCAACAGTTCTACCTTCGATAGCCGATTGAAGACATATATCAAGATACTGAGGATTACGGTAAGTAGGTATAACTAAGCTTATCATTAATTTTTCCAAAAACTATATATACCTTTTTCTAATTCATAATCTTTCCATACGAATCTTTCTCTCATAGGCTGATGTTTAGCCCAATCCCACATTCTTTGTAGACCTTCTTCAATATCTATTTTATGTTCAAAGCCTAGTACTTCCATAGACTTAGTCCAAGTAGGATATGCATCTTTAACTTCGTGTCTTGCTTCTTTATAAGCTACTGGAACCTCTTCTATTCTTTTAACATCACCTTCCCCAATAACATTTCTTAAAGCTTGACATGCTTCATTAACAGTAGTAAACTTAATACCACCTAAGTTAATAGTTTCTTTAGATGCTTCTGGTATCATAGCAGCTTTCCATAAAGGCTCTAATGCATCATCAATATAACTCCATGCTCTTTTTTGCTCTCCATCTCCAAAGATAGTCATAGGTTCTGCTTTCATATATTGATACATCCAAATACCTAATACATTTCTATATTTATCCCATATGTTTTGATTACGTCCATAAACATTATGAGGTCTAATAATACAGTAATCTAATCCATGCTGATCAGCTGCACATTTAATATCCATCTCACATGCATACTTAGCTACTCCGTATGGATCTATAGGACAAGGTTGATCATCTTCGTGAAATGGTCTCTTACCTTCCCAACCATGACCATACACTGCCATAGTAGACGTAAAGACTAATCTCTTAATATCATTCTTAATACATTCATTAACTACTATTGATGTTGCAGTTAAATTATTTGTATAGTTAAATGATCTTACAAAAGGAGATAACCCTTCTGCTGCATAAGCTGCAAAATGATATACATAATTTGGTTTTTCCTTACTAAATACCTCTGCTAACTTTCCGTCAGTAATATTAGTTTTATAAAAAGTTACTCCATCAGGGATATTACTTTCATAACCTCCACTCATGTCGTCTATTCCAACTACCCTATAATCGGGTTTGTTCTCTAGAATATATTCAGCTAAACGACTACCTAGTAGTCCAGCTACTCCTGTGATTAAAATTGTTTGTTTATTCATACTTTGTTCCAATTAATTAATGGAGATAGCCATGCTGTTTCTCCATGTGTTGCATAACCCGGTAAAGGAGTTATTAATAATTTGTTATTTTTTCCTAACTCTAAAAACATTTGGAAGTCGTTAGGATGCTTTCCATCTGTATGTTTACGAAGTATTTCTTCGCTCTCTTTTAACGTTTCAACCTTAGCGGCAAATGTCATAGTAGTACTATTAGTTATCTTCCAATGAGTACTCTCTGATAAATATACCCGAGTTGCTTCTGCTCCACCTTCACAATAAGGATTACCACCTTTAGATGGATCTAAATACTTATCCGGATGATCATATAAAGATACGAACTTTGCTCCTAATTTAAAACCTTCTTCTAATATTTTTTGACTATTAGGTTTATGCAAATAATCATTCTCTATAAAATAAACTATCTCATCATCTTTATAACTTAAAGCTTCGTTAAGAGCTATATTAAAAGTACCTGCTCCATGACCAACAGATAAATAAGATATTTCAGATCTAGGATGATATTTTTGAATCATATCATTAGTCTCTTCAGAAATATTATCAGCTAATATAGACCAATCAGCATCTTTAAATACTTTAGTAGCATTAGCTAAACATTTTTCATTATCGATATAGTCTGGTTTAACTTTATTATAACCAGCATCTGATATTCTATAAATTATTCTCATCTATATAATCTATGTTTAATTAATTTATTAAACTCAACGTTATTATTTTCTAAATGTATCCATAATAACTCTTCCCAGCATAGACGTTGATCTTTATTTTTATCCATTAAAGTCTTCCATGTATTATAAAGATCATTATATATATCCATATTTTTAGAAGATCCAAATGCAAATGAATCGGCTAAACCTTTTGGATGAGGACACCCAGTTGGTACTGTAATAGTATTTAAATCATATCTTTCATAGTAAATAGGTTCAAAACATTGAAAATCGGATCTACTTCTTATTACTACGTCATACTTAAAATCGTTTTCTTTTTCATAATCAGATTTTAATTTATTAGAAGCATACATAGAATATAACATACTAGCTCCATAATCACTTCTTATACCTGGGGCAGTCCTATCTGAGTATAAACCAAATTCATATTCTCTTTGAGGATCTAATTCTACTACTAAAGGTTCATACGTGTCTAAATATTCACGCATAGTATTTTCTTTTATATCATCTCCAGGATGACCTCCAGCATTTATCCAACGAGTACCTATTTGTTCTTTTGTTATAATCCATGAATGTATAAAAGTATCAATATCGTAATCTCCTTTAATAAAAGGCTTATGTACTTTGTTATAACCTTCTGAAACGAATCTAGGTTGACCTGAAAGACATAACGCTATTCTCATCTATAATCTTTTATTTTATCACTGCAGACACCTAAACAGTTATTTAGATCTTGATTATCTACTAGTTCAGGCATTACAGCTATACTATTATAAGATAAGAACTTTCCTGGGAAAGTCCAAATATATCCTTTAGAAGTTAAAGCATAATCATCTTCTTGATGCCAAAAATAATTTACATGTATTCCTATAGGATCTAATTCTCTCCATTTAAATAATGCTTGAGGGTTTTTACAATGAACCCAAAGCTTTCTGTGGTAATCTTCAAATAAAGATATTGGTATATTATATTGGGGTTCATCATGTCCTAATCTAAACTTACCATCTACAAACCAAACATCTACTTCTACATCATAACCTTGTCTTATAGCTTCCATTATATAGTCAGGAGAGTTTTCTCTTTCCGGAATAGCACCATCTATATTTCCTCTATGAGATATTAATATCAAAATTCTTCTTTTATTTTTTCAACCCACTTAGTTATTCTTTCCTGAGTAAGTTCATCTTGATTATCTTCATCTATACATAAACCGTAAAACGTATCTTTATCAACAAAAGCTTTAGAAGGTTTCATCCATCCAAAATCATATGTTTCGTCATTAGCAGTATACCCTACAAGCTTACCTCCATTTGCTAAAACTATCTTACCTAGTATTCCAATACCGTCACAAAACCATTCTGCATATCCTAACTGGTCTCCTAATCCTAACATTGCA